CCCAGGGGTGCGTCGACAAGTTGATCTGACTCGGATCGGCGCGGAGTCTACACGCCAGGGCTCACGCCAGGGCTCACGCCAGGGCTCACGCCAGGGCTCACGCCAGGGCTCACGCCAGGGCTTACGCCAGGGCTCACGCCAGGGTATAGACTCCGCGCTTTCCCTGGAATACCAGGGAAGTGAAAGGGTGAGTCACTCCCTCTCACACTGGGGATTATGTCCTAAAACACGAGACGGGAAACTTTTTTTGAATATCCTACATCGGCCACAACGCCCATACACGAGCCTACACCGCGGCCGTCGTCGCGCGTTACAAAAACTGTACCAACTTGGACAACTTTTTGATGGGGACTGTCGACCCTAGTAGACTACCAGATCCGGTCTAGTGGAGACAAAAGACCCCACCATAGACCTCATATTTCTAGCAGGAAACACCGGATCTGGGGTGGGTCAGATCCGGTCAGATCCGGTCTGGAGACGGCAACAAAAAAAGAGGCCCCCCGGCTGCGCTCCACGAGGGAGACAGCCGGGGGGCCAAGCACTAACGCTTCGTGACGCGGGTCAGACGCAAGGTCGTGGTGACGCCAGCTCCAGACGTGATTGCCTGGAGGAACGCGGGAGACTTGGAATGCACCTTCACGTCATCCATGCCGATGTCCACATGGGTCAGAGAAAGAGATTCCGCAGCCGCGATTGTCGGGAGGAGCTTGTCCCCCGCATACGTGACCTTGATGGCGGTGCCCTTCGTCATGAGAATGGCGCAAGGGTCTGTGCCTGTATTGTGGATCTCCCAACGCCCCTGCGAAGGAAACTCGAAGACCACCCCGAGGTGGTCAACGGCAAGGGTCCGAGATGGGCCGAGGGTGCGTCGGCTGTAGAGAGTGACTTCATCGCTGATCATCGCAACCCCCTACCGCTTCGTCACGAGCGTAAGCCGCAGCTCCGTCGTGAGACCGGCCCCGGTGATTGCCTGGAGGAACCCGTTGGCCTTCTTGTGCTTCTTGACGTCCTCCATGCCGATGTCCACATGGGTCATGGCGAGATGCTCGGCGGTGGTCATGTCGGGGAGAAGCCTATCGTTGGCAAAGACGACAGAGATGGTGTCGTCCTTCGTCATGAGGAGAGCGCACGGGTTCGCTCCCGTGTTGTGGATCTCCCAGCGACCTTGCTTGATGAACTCGTGAGCGACACCCGCATCGGTCACAGTGAGTACAGTGGTCGGTCCAATGGTGCGCCGACCGTAGTTGGTAACCTCGTCACCAATCATGCTTACCTCCTTTGATCGGACACCGATCAGTAGACGTGGGATGCCTCACGGATTTGGTATCGGAGCCTGGCGTGCAGAAACCGAACCTCGTCGTCAGACGGATTGATTGCTCCAGTCGCCCCTGGGATAACAGCGGCGTAGTAGCAATAGTTCTCATTGTCGACGATATGCGCCGAAGCCGGAGCTTCGTCTATCGTCTCGTACTGCGCTCCAGGGAAGTTGTACTGCGTAGGTGTGTTCAACGCCTCGACGATGCCCGTGAGCGGAATCGACTCATCGAACTGCCGCCTGAACAGCCACAACTCGATGTAGGCGTTCGCGTGCATCCCTGTCTGGTACAGGTACAGGCGAAGCGAGTGGAGCAGACAACCGTGTGGAAGCCCCGTGAGAGGAATGAACAGGGCATTTGTAGCCCTTGAGCCGGAAAGTGCCCAGTACCAGGGATAGCGCCATCCGAGGTTGTGCTGGAGGTAGTTCGGAGAGGCTCCGGTGATCTGCGTACCACGAGCGGCTGTTTCAATGCCCAGGTAGAAGTTGTTGTCGGTTGGGGCATCCCATGGATCGGTATTACCCGGACCAGGCAGCATCCCAGAGGCGTCGATTTGCAGGTACTTGTCGATGGCTACGGGGTTGTTGTAGCACTCGTCGACAACGTCCGAGTAGATGTACCCCTTGCCAGTAGCGACGTCGATGACATCCCCAGGAGCACCACCAGCGAAGAACCCCTTGGCCCGGAGCATCTTGAGGATCTGCGAGACAGATAGGGTCGTCGGGTCTTCCTTCGTTGCGGTCAACTGGTCGAAGACTGAGGGACCGGACCCAGGGCGAGCACGAAGGAAGGTGTCGACGACAGCGCCGACGCCAACGTGCCCGTCACCGAACTGAATCCCACCGAAAGGCTCGAAGCGAGCATCACCAGAGGGATCATAGTCCCAAGCCCTTGCCAACAGACCACCAGCCCCATTCCTCATCTCGGCCACAATTTGCATGAGACCGAGAATAGCCGTACCAATGTTCTGCGCCCCGTAGTCAGGCCCGAGGAGCGGTGTCGTCCATGCGAACGGGTCGGGAACAACGAAGTCCGAGAAGTAGTCCGCAACGACGGTGAGCTGGTCAGGCCCAGATGCCGTCTGGAAAAAGCCGATGTCAATCCATCCGGCGGCGGCTGCAACGGGGTCAGTACGAGCGTCGGTCGTACTCTCTTGCAGCTCCCACTCGTCTTCGTTGGTCGTATACACGGATGCCATGTAGTGACCAGCGGTGTCGGAGTAGAAGTGCCGAGACTCGTAGTTGTTGTCCTGTCCACCAGGCACACGACGAGCCTGGATATACCGGATAGTCGAATACGGAGCCGCGGCAACGACGATACTCTTCGTCTTCGTTGCGTTGGGGCCTGTCAGGCGCTTCCCATCTGATCCGTATACGATTGCCTCGCGGTCGTACAAACCGTCGTTCCACTCCTGCTCGACCTGGATCGTGAGATTTGTAGCTGGACCAAGAATCGTGCATTGGAACGGAGCGACGAAGAACGGTCTCTTTGCGAGATCGTCCGCTGGGGTCTCGTAGTAGTCCGTGTTGCCCAGGAGAGTCCCCTGGATATAGTCCATCTGTTCGCTGATGCGGCTGATGAGTCGAGTCATGTCGATCAAATCGAACCGCTGTTGCGAGGTTACTTTGATTTCGTCCATGCTTTCCTCACAGCAAGCCGTAGTCTAGGAGAAGTACCCCACAGCCTGCCGCGAGGACTTTGTCCAGCGGAGTCGGCCTTTGGAGCATTGATTTGTACGTATCGTCGACAACCCCAGCAGTGACATACGGCGGGGGGATAGAGCCAAGAAGGGTGCCCAGGAGCCCCACCTCGGGACCGTAGAGCACAACAGGGAACATCGTGAACGCGCCGCCCTCGGATGGATCGGCAATGTAGTAGTCTCCGTAAGGAGCGGAGTCGACAGCATCGTCTCTGTAGTACGTGGAAGCGTACAGGCTTTGCTCAAAACCGTCTGGATAGGCGGTATGGTCCAGCCACGTCTCCCAGCACTCGATGGGCGGATCAGGAGAGACCTCGTCGTGCAGTTGGTCCACGCTGTACCAGATGGCGATGCAACCAGGCCAGCGCGGGTCTTCGTCGACAATCACATGCGCCCAGAGACGAGGGAACATATACCGGATTGCGAGCTTCACAGTTTGGACTGTTCCACGCATCGTCACCGATGTATGGAATATCATCCGTCGAAGACCTGCGTCGTCGAGGCTGGGATTGTCCTCCCGAGGAGAACCTGCGTCCATACCGATGTACTCCAGAGACCGGCCCGAGGCACCGAAAGCGAGGAGAGCGTACTTTACGCGCTCCACAAACCCGGCACACCAGACGTCAGTGATCTCGTCCCCGGAATCGTGCTGTTGGAGAGGAGAGCGGAGCTGTGATCGCCCACAGATCACCGCAGTACCGGACACCAGATCGGACTCCTGGTACGCAATGATCTCCTTACCGATACGGATGAGAGACTGCCTTGGTGTGTATACCGCGAGAATAGTAGCCCCTGCCGGGAGAGGATTCAGGAGCCGAATGAGCCTGTCTTTGCCAGCCATGGGGGCGAACCACTCCGCGCTATCCAGCAGCCCTGTCTCCACACCGATAGCCTCTCGGGCGGCAATGTAGAGTTGACATGAAAACGCATGGAACGGAATGCTTGTCCTGTATGTCGTGTTGACACCATCGGACGTGCCCCAGAGCTTGTCGACGTGACAAGGGATTTCGGCATCCTTGAACGTAAGCGTCGAACCGACCCCCGGTATGGGTGCCCCTGGTAGGGAGAACCCACCAGTACCGAAAATCGGCAAGTATGTCGGCGTACCAGGACCGTCGATGCTGACTCCCAGCTTTCCCAACTGGGCACCAGAAACGATGTCGTTTATCTTGCCCACGATAGCCGCCATACCGTAAGCGAATGGCTGCTTAGAGCTGTTACTGAACTCAACCCTACCAAGTTTGCGAAGCTCTTTCAAAGCCTCGCGGAACCGAAGACCGGCACCTTCCCAGTACGTCGGGGTGTGTACGTCAACAGACGCAAGAGACAGAGCGTCAGATGTACCAACACCGCTGCCCCCAACGAAAAGGTTACCATCCCAGTCGATTAGATTGCCCAGGACGTTCACGGTGACCGTGGGATTGCCCGAGGGTTCGTCGTCGAGGAGAAGGTACAGATGCCGAGGGGCTCCACCAGAACCGGGAGGCGGGGGTGCGGAGACAGGCTGTTCTTGAGACTCTGGCAAAAGAACCTCAAGAACAGTCCTACCAGTTACGGTGTACTCGGCAGTGTTCAACAGATCGGAGTTGACAGCCATTGCCCTCGTGGCGAATGTGGCGTCTTCCTCAAAGTTGATGCGAACAACGTGAGAGGAGACCTGTTCAACGCTTGCAAGCTGTGTCATGAGACCCCCTAGAACGTCAGCGTTCCGTTGCCACGTACAACCCCATAGGGGTGTGTCGGGGCAACGTCGCTAGTGGCTCCGGCGAGAAGCAAGTCATCCACCTCGTCGATACCGGGGAGCTGGTGCAGAATCCCGGAGAGACGGTTGTAGCGGGCAGGCTTCCCGATGGGGAGGTCATTCAGGTAAGCTGCCACAGCGTCAGCCGCGACAGTTCGACCGTAGGCACTATCGAAACCTGACTTGAACGTCAGGGTTGCAGAGACAGTCGGGTTCGTCACAGAGAACGGAGGGCGCACTCGGATCGAGTAGCCAACAGGACGCCAACCACGGTTGCTCAGGTCGTCAGGCTCTCCTGTGAGCTTACCGGCTGCGGCCTGTACGAGACCGTCGTAGAAGCTGAACTGGCAACGAATCTTCTGAGTGATCGTCAGAGGCGATGCCAAAACGATCTGACCCCGATCACTGTCGACCCAGTAGTCGATGCCCTCTGTCTGAGCCACGTACCCGGCACCGTTGTCACGTTCAAGTGTCGCATTGACACCGTCGTTCCAAACCTCTAGTGCCTTCTTTGGGAGATCGACATAGAGGACGTTGCCGTTCGACTCGTACTCAAACCAGTTTCCTGTGCCGTAGCCGTAGGTTGTGGCGTCGACAGAACCTATGCTCGCAGCCTGTCCTGTACCGTCGTCTATGATTGCGTAGATTACGCCGACAACAGACGGAGCTGGAGCCGCAAACTCCTCGAAAAGAGCCGCGTGACGAACCCGCTGCCCACCTGTGATTTCCACAGTCGTCAACAGGTTCTCGATGCCCAGCCAGGTACACTGACCGTGTGCTCGCCTAGCGGCGCGGGCGCGAGTCCGAAGGTTTGCATCAGATTCGCGGTCGTACCCACCAGCAGATTCTGATGCGGTGAGGAAGTCAGCGACACCAGCTATGGGCTGCCTGAGTGACAGAGCCGTAGCCGTGGGGATGCCATTGGCTCTGTCACCAGTAGCCAGAGCAACACCGTACACAAGGTTCGACTCGGCGGCTGTTGCGGGAATCAAGGCCGCCGCCTCCGTTCTGAATGCGATCTCAGACTGGGTAGCCGTCGCTTTGCGAATGAAGATTGTATCCGGGGGGATACTGATTGCCACCGGCCAGCTCCCGCCGATGGGGCGGAAACGTCCAGACACTCGGGCAGCCGTAGGGGGCTCCCTGACGGCTTCGTTCTCCATGGCACGCCTGTCGAGTAGGACACCACGGAGACCTTCCAGACTGCCAGCTTTGACAGCGCGGATCATCTCCATGTTGGCACTCGCGGCGAACATGGACTGCACTACTAGGAACGCTCTCTGAGTTGTACGTGCTGCAAACGGGTATACCACCCCCGTCATGTTGCGGAAGATGGCTTTCCCGAGAGCAAAGAAGTCTTCGTGAGTCCAAGCTACGAGACGCATCAGTTTCTCAAAGCTCCTGCGAGAACAACCGTGTCATCGTAGTGCTCGAACTTGACTTTCGAGGAGTACGTGACGACCGAGCCCTCTTGCTTCACGGACACCCACTCGACAGCGGCGATGCGGGGGTCTTGTTCCAGCCAATTTGAGATGAGACTTTGCCAGAGTCTCATCGTCGCAGCGCCCCGTGATTTCGTTCCGATTCTCAGCGGGATAACTGCTACCTGATCCGGCGTCACGCCACCGGACCCCTCCAGAACTACCGCAAGCTCCTGTTCAAAAGCCTTGACGCCAGAGACCATTGCGAAGTCGTACTCAGCCCAGACGAAGTCGCCTGTGAGAGCATTCACCTCCCAGTCAATACCAAGGAAGAGGTCTTGCAGGGAGACGAGGTCGTGAGTCATCGCGATGTTCAGCAAGTTCTCCACCAGTTCAGCGGGGACCTTGGCATCGGGAGCGGCGACGTATATGGTGTCCCCCGGCCCTGCCTGGTAAGGCCCGGACTGAGGGGCAATGTACGGGTAGGTCAACCCGTTGATGAGTGCTATCTCAGGCCAGCGAGACCAGAGCCCGAGGAGTTCGGTTGCGATGGAGTAGATGGTGTCTGTGGACTTGACAGTGTACGCACGGAACAGCGGGGCCAGCGTGGTTGGGTCTCGCATACCGAGGACAGCCCTACGGAACGACGACAGCTCTGCTGGTGTACCAGTACCGTCTCCCCGTACCCAACCAGGCAACAGCTTCGCCGCCAGGTAGGACAGAGGGTGCTGTGACGCCCCTCTCGGTCTCGTGGCCCTCGGAGTCCTGGCACCGTCCACAAACTCAGTGTCACCAGCCAGGAGAGCAGAGGCGAACTCATCTGATCGACCGTCGATCAGACTGGCACCACCTGTACGAGAAGTCCTGTGCATGTCAGCCGCCTCTGAAGCGGCGTCGATGCTAGGGGAGAACTCGGGGAGAGGAGCCAGGTCTGCCGCCATGTGACCGGTGAATACAAGGTCCAATGCGGCTTCAGCCGCCTCGAATACGGAGTCATCCAGAGCAAGCTGGGTAGACTCCCCACCGGCTGAACCTGCCTCTGTGAGAGCGTCGTTGACTGAATCAAGGATGCCCTCGGCCCCAGCGTATACACCGAGGATAGCCGTGCGCGTAGGCGGGATGATGTACTGCTCCGCAAGGAACGGAACATCAAACTCCTGAGCACTGTTCGGCCTGTTCCTCACAGCCTTCTGGAACTCTTGCCCAAAAGCCATGGAGGCTGGGTTCTTCAGTGCCTCGTAGGAGGAGGCGGCTGTGTCAGACACAACCTTTGCCCCAAATTCGAGACCTTGGACACCAGCCGACATTGCTGAAATCGACTCCTGTACCGGATTCATGAATGCGCTGATGAACCCTGTCGACACCTGTGTACCAAGCTGTGATACGAGCAAGATCGACCTGTCGATCAGACGCTTCCAGTTCTCCGAATTGGCACGAACGGACGCCATGAACTCCCACCAGGGAATCTGCACGGTGTACCGTACAGTCGACAGCACTTGAAGGTCGATGGCAAAGCCGTAACCCATCGGGCGAGCCGCTGTGCGCGTCTTACGGAAGTTCATAGGAACGACCTGCAAGAACTCGACATCCTTGTGGTTCAGGAACAGCATCGCGACTTCGTGAGGGCGGTAGCGTACTTCGGCAGCCCACCGAGCGAAGAAGTTATACAGAGCCATCCAGAGTGCATAGCCGTCGTTGTTTCCAAGGACAGCGTCCGCACCAGGGATGACGTTGGAGACTGCGGAGATCGCGGAGGACACAGAGCTTCCGAAAGCACCGAGGTACTTGTTCAGGTCGCTCCTCTGCGGAAACTGACCGGTAGTACCACGGATGGAGATGGTGCCCGTACCAACCTCGTTGACCGAGACGTAGACTCCGTCTGCCTGGTCTGGGTGAACATCGTTCGGAAATGCCAGGTTCGAGTCTATGTCGGAAGGACCGGGGGCAAACGTGTACTCAAGTATGGGTCTTGAGGCATCTACCACACCGCTCTGGATAGGAACGATGGACAGAGTGTAGATGCCCGACAGGTAGAACCCTTCCCTGTTTGGCGTGCGATGTTGGATCTGTAGCATCTTTACTCCGTCTTGGTCACGTCGGAGAGATTTGTCGCATCCATGTCATCCATTGGTACAGGCGACAGCGGTGTGCTGGGTGGAGTCGGCTTGGACGGTCCACCTGTGAAAGCTACCGCAGAAGGCCCGCCGCCAGGGTAGTTCGTATACAGATGCACATGGTTGGCCGGTCCATCAGGGTCGTTGAAATATGCCCTGAAGGTCTCACCGAGAATGACCTTTTCTGCACCGTTACCCATGTCCACACGAACAGCACCACCATCGTTGAAAACCTTGAGAGCCAGTGTGCCGTCCACGTAGAACTCGACCACCTTATCGTCTGGCACATCAACACGGATGTTGGAATCCTTGTCGATACGCGCAGTGACTTCGTTGTACTGGACACCCGCACGGGGGCCAGTTGTGGAGTCCTCGGACCACTCGGCAGCATCCTCACCAGCCCGAAGGTGGTTCAGGCACCCCGAGATGACGGGCCAGTCCCCGTCGACCCAGATGATCGCAACAAGATCACCGTCAGACCCCATGACCTGCTCCCACACCCTGTCAGGGTCCTCCAAAGAGGGCACATCCTCGGCGGCTGTCAAGCTGACCTCGGATGCGTTGTTGATACCCTGAAACGTGGTCATGAGAGGCACGTTGTGGATGACGACGAACTCACGAATGAGCAGGACGTCATACTCAGTGAACATACCGTGAAGGTTGCTTTCAAGCTCCCTACCGGTTTCGTCTTTGTAGTGCTTACCGACTACGAGCCCGAGGGTCGGGAGCGCAGGGTAGGCGTTGGCGTCACGAGCACGACGAGCCTGGCTACGTGACAACCATCCCTGCCTACGGAGACCTCCAGGAAGCCAGTTGCCGTCCATCATGTACTCCTATCCTCCAGACCGAGTATCCTTGCCCTTTCCGCCGGTACTTCATAGCCACGGGTAAGCGCAATCTCGGTCTGGAATGTCCCGCGCTCGGATTCGTACTGCCAGCCGTAGCTGTCGACGTAGTACACCCTGTTAGTACCATCGGCAAAAGTACCGGGGTGTGATCGGTGAGCGATCACTATCTTGCCGCCGAGGTACAGACCCCTGATGTACTTCTTGATGCGACCAGATCCAGAGAGGATTTCTGTGGCGTCGAGCCCTGCCTGTTGGAGACGCTCGTTCCACTCCCTTGCGGCCTCTCTGGAGTAGGAGGCTACGACAGGACCACCTGTGCGCTCCTCGGGAGGGCGCGGGTCAGGCCATGCGTTCGTCCTGTCGTTGTTGATGCGGAGCCCATGTCTACGTACAGACTCCATGGCTGCGGTCCTGTTGGCGTCGAAACCCGTGAGACCGGTAGACATGCGGAAAGCTGGCCCGGCCAGAGTAGCGATCTCGATGTATGCCATGTTGTATAGGTCGGCGTCAGAGTAGCCGACCTGCAAACTCGTGAAGTCCTCCGACGACATGACAGGCCCCTCAAGGTTGAGCAGCTCCTCCGCGAACAGAGGGCGACGCATGAATATCATGGTCGGAGCCAAGTCCTCGAATATCTGCCCATACTCAGGATTAGCTACGCCCGCAGCCTCGATGAGACCGGACATAGCCTCCTGCGCGTATCCGCCGGTAACGACGTTATCGAACCGACCTGCCCAGGCCAAATGGCCTAGACCGTCGGCTGAAACTCTGCGAGTGTCGTAGATGACACAGTTGAACAGGGGATTGCTCCACTGGTCGATGAACGACACAAGCGGTTGAGAGAACTGCTGCACCATTTGGTCTGGTGTAGCCAGGATGTATTCGTCAAGCAGCTCGAATCTCATTCGGATCAACTGCCACAAGGGGATGTTGGTCCGTGGAAGCTCGAACTGCCCGAGGAGAGCTTGGACGGGGGAATCAGCCGCCGGATCTGGCACGTAGAACGGATCGTCTGGAGCCAGCTCCTCAAGACTGCCAGCCGCCAACCCCATCAACCGCTCCATACGGGCACGCTCCAGGTCGGCCCTGGAGTCACCCCTGAGAGATGCCGTAGCCTCCCTGTGAGCGTCGGAGTCGTCAGCCCGCAGGAATACCTCGATGATGTTGGCGATTGCCCTACCGATACGAGGAGAGAAGGTATCCCGCTCTGCGTCCGTCGAAGTGGAGCCTTCAGTAGCCGCCTCCGCATTCGTCCCCCTGAGAGCCAACCGGAACATCGTTGCGATGTTGATGAACCGGGAAACCCACGGGTCCGAGATTGCCGAACAGATACGAAAAGCCTTCTCCCAGCCAGAGCATCGCACGTTGATTGAAGGCATATAGCCTCCAGCCGGAGTTTGCGTCTCCCCGCTGTCGATCTGGTCGATGAAACCAGAGAAGAGTGCTTCAGGCTGTTGCCCATCTCCGGGGTCCACGATGACGAAGACCCAATCGTTAGGGCGTAGCACGTCGAGATACCCACGACCTATGCGCCTGATCCGACCCTGTTGGTCTGGTAGGGCGATAGGGCGTGGATGCAGACCGAATGAACAGGAGGCGTTACCCTGCGTGGAGTTTGACCCCCTGATCTGAATAATATCAGACGTGCAGAAGAACGGTCCCGCCGCCCACGTCCAGAACATGACATGCACCCTGTGGCGTCCGTAGTAAGCCATCAGCGACCCCTCCTGCCCACACCGGGGATGGCCCCTCGTGCAAGCTCGTTGACACCGCCGAGTATGTTACTTAGCACGCCGGTAACCTGTCCGCTGATCTCCTGTATGAGTCCTTGCTGTTCGCGGAGATTCTGTATCTGGGCTGGCCTGTCGGCACCACCAGTTTCGCCGGTTGGCGTGTAGCCCTCCATTGCGGTACGTATAGCGCCACTGATGAGAGCGTCAATCGCTGCCTGCCCGCCACCCTCACGAAGAGCGGTCAATGCGTCCCCTGTGAGAGACTGGAGAACATCAATCTGCTGACCAACAGCCGAGTCGCGGAGGATACCGGCTGTGATTTGCGCGTACTCAAGCTGTTGTCTCCAAGCCTCTTGAGCATGACGCGCCATGGTAGCGGAGATGGCAAGCTGTTGGGCCTCGAATCCAGCGGAAGCCCGCATGAACCCAAGCTGTTCCCTCATGATCTCTTGCCCCTCCCGGTTGACCGTCTCGATGGTGTCTCGGGTCAGTTCTGCCTCGTCGACCTGAGAAGTGTCGATGCCGAGGAGAGCTTGGAGCATCTCCTCTTGGGTCATGTCACGTCCCTCGGCATCTGCTTGGGCGAAGACGCCAGAACCCCTCTCGACGATCTGCTCCAACATCTCGAACGGGATCTCTTGCCCCTGGCTCTGGAAGAACCGGGTAACACCCTGGGCCATTGCGAACTCGTTACCGCCCGAGGATTGGATGATCTGCTGGAGAGGCCCCGCGAGAAACTGCATACCCTGTTCACCGAACGGGTCGCGTTGCCACTCAGCCATCCCTTGCATCATTTGCCAGGGGTCATTACCGAACCTCTCACGGTTCGTCTGCCACAACAGGGCGTTCCCCCAGTCGTCGCCACCCCCGAACATCATGTTGCGGAGAGCGCCGCCACCAGTACCGGCGACAGCATTGACCATTCGACCAGCCCCCTCGGTGCCGACACCGTAGCGCCCCATGACCATCCGAGTCATGCGAGACATTTCAGACGCTAGACCTGGAATCTCTGCCTCTGTCACCAGAGACGGACCCCCCATGACGACAGACATGGATTGCCCAACAGCGGACGCGAACCGAGGAAGCTGCCGACCGAACCCAGCGGAAACGGCGTCGGTCATGATGCGCTCAGTGAGAGACTGACGCTGCTCCGCTGAGAACTGACCAGAGCCACCACCTGCCATGAGGAGTCCCCCCATGGCCGCGCCTTGCTCACCGAGGCCGACACCGTAGCGCCTGGCGTAAGCCATGCTGGTCCTGAGTGTGTCCGATGTCAGCGGTCCACCGCCGTATCCTTGCAGGAGAGCCGAGAACTCAGGACCTATCTGCCCAGGACCGTAGCCCATTCCGACAGCTCCAGCCTGCCTGATCTGTCTCAGATTACCGCCGTACTGGGCGACAGACTGCATCGAAGCCATCGTCTGAAGGTACTGAGGATAGCGTTGCATACCCTCTTGGAGATACCTTTCGGTCATACCTGCGACGACGTTACGCCCAAGCTCAGTACCAACAGCACCGCCTACGGTCTCCCCGACGCCCAGCTCTCTGCCGAGCCTAGCGCCAACACCGCGGCCCCATACAGCACCCTCGCCGCCACCAGCGACGTTGGCGATCATGCTTACAGGACCTTGGCCGATGGAGGAGACGAGACCACGAGCAGCGCCGTAGAGCCTCGCCGCGTCGTCGTCCGTCATCCTGCGCTGTCCTTCAGAGTAGCGTGGGTCGATGCCGATAGCCTCGGCTACACGACCGACGATCCCACCAGCAATACGCCCAGCCGGACCACCAGCACCCTCGAATGGCCCACCCATACCACCCATGAAGTGTTGCCAGACGCCAGCGGTGTTACCTGCCCCCATACTGAGACCACCAGTGAGGCCGCCGAGGAGCATACCACCACCTAGCGCCATGGGGGCCAAGCCAGCAACTAGACCGGCAATAGCGCCCCAAGGCCCGAGGGCTCCCATGATGCCGCCGAGACCACCGCCACCCCCACCGGCACCACCCCCACCGGCACCAGCAGCGGTCTGACCGCCCATCGTCAACCGTACAGAAGAAGCAGACTCACGAATGTCCTTCATGTAGTCTGCCATGTCCTTGAAGTCCGACTTGATGTCGGATGCCAAAGACTTCAGCTCGCGCATGGCGTCCAGCATCTCAGCGGGGGCCTTGGCGAGATCGCCCATATCCAATGCGTCACTGAGCCCGGCTTGAATGTCTGACAGATAAGATTGGACCGCAGCGTCCAGATCGCCCTGCCCGACGTCAAGTCCAACCTCGACTGTTAGTTCATCAGCCATCTTGCTCCTCTGGCGTCGGCCACTTCTCAGCGGCAGCGTTTATCTGAGCCAGGATGTCTGCATCCGATTCGATCTGATCCTGATCAGCCTGAATCGCTGCCTCGGCCTGGCGTTCAATCTCCTCGTCCAGTGCATCGAGATCCTGGTCGGCCCACTCCTGTTCAAACGCATCGAACATGGGGTCACCAGTCCTGTAGATCTCTGTGCCGTTCACTCGGACCTTCCTCATTGGAATGCCCGTCGGACCCATCGGGATTCGCTCGTCTTCGATGGCATCCTCAAGGAACTCGATGTAAGCCTGCTCGAACGTGTAGGCGAGGAAACGAGGGTCGGTAGGAGGCATCTTGTACTTCTGACACAGCCACCTACGCAAGAAGCCCTCGCTACTGTCCAGATTCGCCTGTGCCATCTCCAGGGCTCGCTCCGGTATCTCCGCTTGCTCCAGAGCTTCCGGTAGCACCACCAGAGGAGTCAGAGGCTTCCCCTCGACTCTTTGCTTGTCGAAAGGGCGACTCGTTCCGTTCCCGCAAGTAGTGGGCGTACACCGCCATGACCATCGGGATGTCCTCTTGCTCCATGACGTCGTCCCACCACGAGGGGAAGGATTCGACGAGCACAGACAGGTTGGCGATGGCGTTGAGAATTGCCCCTGTCTGGTTGTCGGCGATTGGCTGACCCTGTGCGAGACGGGAGATACCAGCCGAGATCGCACCGACATCCCCGAAGTTCGGCTTCCGCACTGTGAATCCACCCTGGTACTCTCGACCATTGTGTTGCAGATCCACGAAGAACGTGACTTTTCCGTCGTCTGTGATAGGCATTGCGGCCCCTTTCCTAGCTGAAACGCAAAAAAGGCGGGGCCGACGTGGACGTGGGCTGTGCCCGTTGACGCCCTACGCCGACCCCGCCGGGTTGCTACGTCACGCCGATCTGACTCCGATCAGATGCCGGAGGTTCCTTCGTCGGCGTACTGGATGGCTGTGAACTGGCAGTTGTTGGATACCAGCCCACGCGCCTGAACTGCGATGTTTCGAGACCTCGGCTTGACCCTGTAGATCTTGCCGACCGGCGTGGACGTGTACGTGTCCCACATCTCCGCAGCCAGCTCCGGGAAGTCGAGCAGCATCCTCCGAACCTCCTCGGGGGTGCGCCCCGACTTGGGCCAGAGTTCCGCCGCCACGAGATCTTGCTTCGGAACGCGGTAGATGTTGGCCTGCAACGTGACCTGATAGCCCGTGATCTCGAACTCGGCAGGCATGAGGTTGTCGAGGACGTTGACCGGCTCTTGCACGATGTCTTCGCCCACGGTGACTCCGAATGCCCAACCCATCCTCTTTCCGTCGAGGAGAAGTCGGCATCGTCCACCCGTCAGGATGTTCTGTGGCATGACTCCTCCTAAGCCGCCAGAGCCGTCGGGTATGTCGCCCGCAGCTCGGTGAAGATGTAGTTGATGCCCATGGTGTATGTGACTTCGGCCCGCACGTAGATCTGGTCACCCGAGATGAACGCGCGGACGTTGCGGAACGGAGCGACGGTGTTTCCGTCTGCGTCGGTGCCCTCGATGAGGACGAAGTCGGGGCTGTTCTGGTCTGCGAGAGCCCGGAACACCTCGATGGCCTGTCCTTGCAGGTCTTGAGCTGAGACGTTACCACGCCCCTTGTGCCCGATGTTGGGCCTCTCGAATTTCCGACGGAGCATGATGCACGTCCAGAGGATCGCCTCCACGCCTTCCAGAAGGATGAGCATGTCGTTGTCCTCGGTCTTGTACGTGGAGATGCCCTTGGAAATCTGGTAGCCCAGGTCACCCTGCTCCACCATGAGGAGCCCGCCGTAGATTCCCTGCTCGAAGTCGTCGTCATCGTTGACGTCGAAGTCGGTTGCGACGTACCGGACGTCTTGAGCCTTGAGAACCTTCGCAGTCATCGGAGTCGCGACAGGCGAGCCAGCCATCATGGCAGCGACCGCTGTGGCCGAACCATGACACCCGATCCATGCCTTCACGGCGTCAGGCCCCTCACGGTAGCACTCATGGTTCACGACAGACCAATACTGGTTGTTGTAACCAGCAAGCTCCGTGTAGAGCGCCGCCTTCGTCACGGAATTCGTGCAGCCGAACCCCTGACGCTCACGCTTGCCTCCAACAGGGTTGACCTGATTGAGATGCGTAGTGAAGTAGCCCTGGACCGTATCAAGTGTGATAGGCCCAGCAATGTCATCGTTGAACGCACAGACGAGGAAACGTGAAGGGAACTTCTTGGCAGTCTTGAGAGCGTCCTGAATCGTGGTTGCATCGGAGACCCCGAGGGTTCCACCAGCGAGCCACGTTTGCGCGAGGGTGTTGGGCTTGAGACCAGCCACCCATGCCGCAGAACAGTACGGGGAGTTGGCGTTGTGCCACTCGACCACATCCCAGGCGACGCCGTGGAAGGATGCGAGAACCTTGACGTTGACAGCCGAGACCTCGTCGAGATAGTCGGCAAGAGTCGTCGCTCGCTCCTCGCGGAGCAGGGTGGCTGTGTAGACACCCGTTGCGTTGATCTCCTGGATGACCTCTTCGATGGTCTTGTCTGCTGTGGTGATCGCCAACTGATCATTCGGCGGAGTTGCCGTGACAGTCGTGATCGTTGTGCCGTCATAGCTCAACGTACAGGTCAGCTCTGCCCCGGTGTAGATGACAGAGATCCACTCGTCAGTGCCGTTGACACCGAAAGCGATGGACTCCTGATCACCGATGTTCGGGGCAACAGCGCGACCACACGTCACCTTGATGCCCGTACCGGAGGCTACCACCTTGGCCCAGGTGTGATTGCCCTTCGTCCCCCAAATACGGTCCTTGAGAGTCACGCAGTTGGTTGGACCAGCCGCATCTTGCAGCGTGAGGGACGCCTGCGTGCTCTTGTTGGTCTTGATACAGTAGACCTTCTGTGCGCCGCCAATGGCGACACCACTTTCCTGCTGACCGTCTGCGGCTGGGTCGAAGGCGAAGTTGGCACACTCGGCCAAGTTACCCTCGATGAAAGTGTCGATCATGTCCTGCGGATCGGTAAAGGCGTGATAGACCGGAGAAGCTGCCGACTCCTGTGGCTCACCCGCCTCTGCTTCACCAATGATGATGATCGACTGATCAACCCCGAGATCGAGGTTTGCCAAACCGCTGAGGTCGTGCCAGGTGTAGGCTCCGGGACGCTGGATATTGCGCCCCTTCCACCTTACTGTCCTCGGCATTACTCCTCCTCTAGTTCGTCGTCAGTTGCCCACCGATAAAGCTCGGCGGAACACTCTAGTACGGTGCCCTGATCGCCCTTACTCGTGTACGCTGTCAACTCTCCGTTTGCTCCACGGATAGTCGGAGTCCTATCGTATGCAATCCATGTTGTGAGACAATCCACCACAAGCTCGCAGCGATGTCCAACAGCCGGTGCGATGTCGTTCCAGATACTCTGGTAGCGCACCGAATAGTTGAGATCGGCCAAGCCAGACGACAGAATGCTGCTAGTCTTTAGGGTAAGCTCCCGCCAGACCAACCCTTTTAGCACGGACGTAACGACTGGGTTCTCTGTGTCAATGAACACGACGAACATGCAGCGAAAGGTGTTACCATACAGGTCACCGCCAGGCAGACCGTAAGAGGCCCACCTGAAAGCGTAGAGACGATCACCTGCCGCCAACGGAGAGAAAAGCTCGACCTTCTTGGTTGCTGCATCCACGAGGTAATCTTCCCCCTCGACAAGCTCCTGCTCAGTACCGGAGGCGGGGTCGAGACGTAGTTCCAGCATACGTGTGACTAGGTCACCTTCTGCCGGAATGTAGACCTCAAACTCGCCACCAGCGGCGGAAGCCACGATGTCTAGGGGGTCCTCGTAGGTATTTATCTCTTGCTCCACAACGCCGACGTCATCGGCGAGTACAGGAGCCTCAGAGTGCATGGACTCGGTTGTGACGAAGATGGCTGGTAGGTGTTGCGGGTCCGATGGGAATTCGAGACCGACCGACGGCGGTTTACGACGCAAGTTCTCGAAGACCTTGTTGATCATATTCTGATCAAGACCTTGCACAACACGGACCAGAGGCTCTTCCAAACCACCTTTGCCGTATTCACCGTTCCCCAGCTTCTCAGGCAGCTCACTGAGAGCCGCGTGAATAACGAATTCCGGCAGAACAACGCCAGAGTTTGTACGCTGCGGTTCTGTGAACCTTCGACGCCTTCGACGCCTTTTGCGGGGGTTCGTCATTTCAGAGCCTCCTTGACTATGCGGTCAACCATCGCTTTTACGCCAGGAACGACGTTGGCACCCTTGAATCCAGGGTGTCGCCACGACGAAGGAGGACTGTTCTGCGAGACTGTACGAAACTCCGTCTTACCTTGGATCTGCAACGGGATGACCCGAGAGAACTGACCCGCAAGAAGACCAGGCTTCATGTCAAACGCTTTCCAGCCTTCCTCTAGCAGGATGGCTACCTTGTCCCTAATGGTCGCACCGACCTTCACACCACGGTAAGGCACGATGGCCTTCGTGTAACGCGCTTTCGCACGCGCTGAAAGAGACGACCTGTTGACAGATTGCTTCCAGGCGTTCGCTATGGCCTGTGACACTCTGCCACGTCGCCGACGTACAGTGGCGCTTATGGTCTGCATTAGCGACCCTTTGACAGACAGACGCGCTTTGATCGGCATCAGATCTCCTCGATCTCTCTCGGAGGCAAGGAATCAACCTGTGGTTCCTGCGCGTCTCCCTTCAGAGAGACTTCCTGGTGCAGACGACCAAACAGCCCGTCGGCTCTGCCAGCCATTACCATCTTCGGGAACTCGATGAACTGCTCGGAACCGTCGTCCGAGAACTGTGTGCTGAACTGACCCCTACCGACAGACGGAATCGACTGCACGAGATAGTAGGGGCGTACTATGAATCTGCCGCTGATCTTCCACCGATCAGACACTCTGCCAGAGCGAGGGAAGGTCAGTAGGTTCTTTTCAGCATCGAGTACGTAATCCTTGCCACGCTCAAGCTCAATGAGCCTGTCGTGGTTGTCATAGGATGCGGCATACTCGATGTCTACCGCGTCGAACGGCAGACGAATACCTCCGACAATGGCGCGGTACTCGCGCAAGAGGTCTGTCGTCTGGAAGTAGCTGGAGAGCCGCACAAGATCACCCTCGACGATCTGCGTGTCGGATGGAAAGGTGATCCGTATGCTCCCTTGAGTGAGAGGAGTAGCGGGGGTCAACTGCTTTCGCGTCTCAGCCCCCGTAACGACCGCTCGCAGATCCTTGACTGTGGACGACCATAGAAAGGCCAGCCCCGTTCCGTTGCACGACTCACATGCGGGATCGGCTGTGCCCGTTCCTCCACTTCTCGATGGGTCAGCGCACGGACAGACTATACGTGGAGTCAAATCCACAGGCTGCCCATGTTGGCGTATCAATAGGTCAAGGTCCGGTGCAACACTACCGAGGTCGGCCCGCATGAAGTCGATAGGCAACTTTGGAAAATTTACCATGGTGATGCCCTCAACTCAGAGCGGCCCCACCAGTCCGGGCCGCAACAGAAGACCGACAGGACCGCTCTGAGGTGAAGGCACCATCAGAGAAGCGCCATCGGAACACGTCTCCACTTGGACTGCAAAGAGGGGATGAGTCCAGGTGTGTTCTGGTCCCCTCGCAACTCCTTGTGGTGTTGGATGATCCTGGCCGAGAAAGCAGCGTTCTCAGCCGACGCCGTGGTGTTGACCGACCTGCTGATACCGTCCACGGAGACCGACATACTGGCGATACCGGCCCCAATTTGCAGATCGCCCAAGATGTTCAACGGGTGGATTGCCGCCTGGAGCCCGATAGCCCTCACGATACTGGCTGGCAGGTCACGACGCTTCGGGTCAGCCGGTAGCCCGTCGAGCCCCGCATCGTAGACGACCTTGAAGAACGATGGGGAGTAGTTTGCATTCAGGATACCCTCGAAAAGAAGAGGGTTCACCCCGTTTGCTCCCAGAAAGGAACCCGTCTGTGGGAGAATTTGCAGCGTACCGAAAAGGGAGGCTTGACCGTGAATCTGCAACATCGACCTCGGGACTTCCCATAGAATCTGTGCCCCCTCGTCCTCCCCGTACTGGAGCGTCAGAGAATGCACCTGAATCACAGGGTACTTGTCGAGATCGAGGATGTTGTACTCGTGCCAGAGGTCACGGTCGTAATCGTGGTACTCCTCACGTTGCTCATAGGCCCGGATGGACACCTGGAGCACGTCCTCCAAGGCGTCAACAGCGGCTTCTATTGCCTCATTGATGGTGTCAGCCGGGAGGACTTCGTTCTTCTTCTGCGGGTTCGGAAGAACCAACGTGCCGTCAGACTCCTCACGATACAGCCCGAAGAAGTGGGTGCGGAGTAGCCACTGATCGTCCAGGTCGCTCAGATGCCTCGGAGCCCGAGGTGGTCGATCCGTGGCGGCAGCCATCAGCCCTCACTCGCTTCCTGTTCGAGTGCCTCCGCGATGGCGGCCTTGAGCTTCTTCTTCGGCATCTTGAGAGCCTTGTTCTCACTGCGGAGACCGAGGAAGAGGGTGTAGAGCACAGAAGGATCACGCTCGTCGATGTCTGCGAGGACGACGTTGATGATCCTGGCAGCACTTCGATGACGCCTGACAGCCTCCAGCGCATCGTCAGAGACGACAGGCGTAGGCTTTGCAGCCGGGGGGAGTACAGGGTCAGCGTCGGGTGCCGCTTCGATGTCAGCGTCAGAAGGCTCCGACGCCATGCGCTCGACGGTGTACGTCTGTCCGTGGTCGTTCTTGACCTTCTTCGCAAGCTCGTCATCATCGACGACTGCGATACCGTACTGGAACTCGACGATCTCTCCGCAGAGACCGACGCTATACTCAGCCGCGCGTGCAGCCGAGGAAGCCAAACGCTTCATTCGGATAGTGTGCATTGTTCACCTCTGAAGGGGGCTCGGCAGAGAAGGGGGGTGAGGCCCCACCAGGCACAAAAGCGTCTGATGGACCTCACCCCCCAACCCCAACCGAGGCAGGAGACGAGACGTGATCGGACGACGATCACATATTGATGTCCGGCAGCTCCGTCGGCTTCTCGGCGGTGATGCGGTCAGCGTATCCGTTCGTCACCCATGCGGTGAGAAACACCGTGACGCCAGGGTTGAAGCTGGCAGGGATCTGAATGGTACAGACCGGGCACTCACCGGCAGGGATGGCCGGAGGAGGAACAGGAGCGGCTGAGAGAGCATCGGAGACGGTCTGAGTCAACGCGCCTGCGTCGTCGATGGAGACCGTGACAGCCTTGAACTCACCGGCTGCGGTTGCAGCTCCAGCGGCGACGGCGATGTCTTGCGTGATGGCCTTGGAGTACAAGGCCCCACCGATCTCATAGTCGAACGCAGCCGAGATCTCCATCTGGGTGTTGCCACCACCGCCCGTGTTCTGGACGACGGTCGGGTTGCCGAGAAGGCGAGCCGAGTCGATCTCGAAAAGCTCGCGGAGCAACTTGACCCAGTTGTAGAACCGACTCCCCAGCTTGAACCTGCCGAATGGATACGGAGCCGTATCCATCTGCTTGACGCTTCCGGGAGTGGTCATGCGCTACCCCCTTATGGCGTCCGGTAGCCGACGTTGCGGAACTCGACCCACCTGTTCGGAATCCTGCACACGAAGGAGATGAACATGACGAGTGCGAACCGCTCCGAGAGGGAGATGTTCGCGAGACCGATGCGAGTGAAGGGGAGAAGCTGGCTGAGATGCAGCACGTTCTCCGACAGCTCGCCGAGCCAGCACCGCTCGGTGCCAGGCATGTTCTCACCGTTGTCGTCCCAGGTGGTCGTGCCGCCGGGGGTGACGTTGGCGAGGGAAACACGAGCCACGCAGCCCCAGTCGCTCTCGTTCCCGTCAGCGTCGGTGTCCTTGCGGTAGATCGCCGCGTAGGTCGGCTGATTGGTGAAGGCAGCGGGGTTGGTGATCGTGACGCGGACGTTCTGCGTCTCGCGCTGGGCGTAGGTGATGGCCTGCGACGCCGGGGTCGACGTGACGGGGACACCCTCGCCGTAGCGGTTGCCGTAACTGACCTGATACTCGACGCTGGCCGAGGAGCCGGTGCCCTTGGCGGTGAGCCCGAGGGACTTCCCCCACTCGGCAGTGGCGGCTGTCAGCGCGATGGTGACCGTGGGAGCAGGGGACGGCGCGTTGTCGGGGGCCGACGTGACGGGCTGCTCCTTGGTGAGACCGGAGTAGAGGTACAGGGTGCGCGGGATATACGTCCCGCCAGCGGTCTCGATGCGGTCGATTCGGGAACCGACGACCATGCCCGCGTTGTTCCCCTCGTACTTCTGCTGGAGGCGGTACGAGGATGCGAAGTCCTCGATGACCTTGTTCGACCCGTACATGCGGTTCGCCACGCCTCGTGCGTCGATGACCACCTGACCGGCCTGTTTGAGGTGCCCCTCTTCCAGAGGCTCGCCCCAGAGGTTGATCACGGAGTCTGCCCAGGCATCGCGCTCGACGAACGTCTCCAGCCCGTCGATCTCCTCGAACTCGGCACCGTTGACGCCGAGCTTGGCGTTGCCCTTGAACAGAGCCCGTTCGAGCTGCCCGACGAGCCACATGGTTCCGGTGTCGGTGACCTCTGCACGCTTCTCGACGAGAGTGTCCGTGTAGAGGAACGGCATCTCGATCTCGCGGACGTCACCGAGGAACTTGACCAGGGCGACGTTGCGGTCGTAGGCCGCGTCATGGCTGAGAGGCAGCTCACCAGCTCGGTAGAAGCCCCCATGCCGCGAACCGACGTCCGTGCGCCGCGCATACTCGATGGCGGTGGAGCGGGCGTTCGGCTTGGGCAGATCGCGGAAGAACGTGACCTGGCGCATGGTCTCGGTGAGCACGGCCAGAGTGCTTTCGAGGAACTCCAGACGCCAGGCACCGCCACCCGTCTGGGTCGTGCCGCCGACGTCGTATCCGGCCCCGATGGCCTTCTGGAGTGCGTCGAACTCCTGAGCGGGGACTGCCCCGAAACCGAATCCGGGGGAGCCAGCCGCGAATGAAGCAAGCTGATTCATTTCAGAAAATCCTCCTGTAGGACAGCAAAGCGGGGGCGGTGATCTGACTTAGATCACCGCCCCCACCTATGCCGAAGTTTGAACGTGGAACGAGAACTCAGAACCTAGACCCTGCCGCCGGGGCCGAAGGGTCGACCGCCGACCGCGATGCCGGGACCGGCGACCGGGACACGACGACGCTCCATGTAGCGACGGGCAGCCGCCTCGGTGCGGGGGACGTTCTCGATCATGACGCCACCGCCTCGGGTGCGGCCGGTGATGCGCTGGACGTGAAGAAAGATGCTGCGGTACATGGTACTCTCCTTGATTGACTCAGGTTTTGTGCGGCCCTGAACAATCAACCGTTCTGCACTAACGCGACTACTCGGCGTCGGGGGCTCGCAGGGCGGAGGTCAGGAGTTCCCGACCCTTCTGCGACATCCGGGGAACGATCTCATGCACAGGCATGAGACTCGCGGACGACTCCAGGAGGACAAGATCGTTCCGCAAGTCCAGCTTGGCGGGATCTTCCTCGGAGGCGGCATCGAAAGCCTTGCGAAGCTCGGCGTTCGCCGTCGCCGCGAGTGCGGCGTTGTTCAGCGGCGCTGCCGGTGCTGGAGGCGGATCGCCATGAGGCTGCGGCTCGGTGATCGACTTCTGCATCGCTGCCGCCTCGGCCTCGCTCATCGCGGGCCGAGCACCTGAAGCGGGCTGGGAGCCGATGGCGTCGAGCTTCTCATGAAGCAGCTCCACCTGTTCGGACAGACCCACGAGACCCTTGACGAGCAGCGCGGTGGCTTGGAGGTTGCCGTTGAGGGCGTTCTCCATCACCATCGAGTTGCCATCGAGAAGCTCGATCTGGGCCTTGAGGAACTCGTCTGCGTCGATGTACTGGACCAGCTCGTCGGTGTCGGTGCCCTTCTTGAGCGCGACGGACGGAGCCTGATCAGGCTGCTCCTCGGAAGGCTCCTCGATGGGGTCCTCCTCGGGGGCACCGTCGAGAGGCTCGGACGAAGCGCCTTTCTGGAGCGCATCGAAAGCCTCGTTGAAGTTGTTTGCGAAATCTCCCATTGGTTTCCTCCTCAGAGACCGAATATGCTCATACACGCCTCGACCGGCTGACCGGTTGTGAGGTGCATATACAGAGCGCCTTCGGCCTTCGTCAGGTTGCCGCCTCGAAGCTGGGAGATGCTCCCAAACTGACGACAGACAGCCTCGTGTTGCTCGCCATTCCGTGCAAGCTCATCTCTCAGGTTGAACGGAATCAGATCACCTGCCGAGACGGGAGTAGTCCCGGAAGCCTTCTGAATCGCACCAACCAGAGACCGAGCAAGCCGGTCCATCACGTCGCCGTCGAATGGCGGCGGGTTGAACTGCTCCGCCGGGACCTCTTCGTCCAGAGCGATCCCCTTGAGCAGCGCCCGAACAGGGGCGTTGTCGTTCTTGGGATTGCCCGTCACGGCGATGTTGAAAACGGTTGCCTTCTTGACCGTACCCTTCGGAGACCGCGCACCGACCTTACCTTCCAGGGAAAGCCCGAGGGTGCGTTCGACCTTGTCCTCCTCCAGAGACTTTGCGAGCTTCCAGACCGAGGGGGCCATTGGCCGCGACGGCAAAAGCTCCAGCTCCGTGTAGAGGCACTTCCCGAAGCCTGGACGGTCACGCAACTCCGCGACCAGGGGGACGCCGATGATCCCATCGGGGTCTTGCCGGTGGTTCCAGTTGACCCACCCCTTCTTGAGCAAGGGCTTGACATCAAGCCCTTCCTGCAAGACCCGTTCACCATCGTCGTCAAGTGTTGGGGCAGAAGCCCACCCGTACAAAAGCATTCGCTCCTTGTCCGTGCCTGCGCCAGCCTTCACCAGACCAACGTCGTCGAAGGCGCAGACAATGTCTGTTCCGTGCTCGTACAAACTTAGTCCTCCTCATCATCCGTGCGTGGCTTACCTACCGGGGGAAGGGTCAGATTTACCTGCACCGGAGGTGATAGTACCGCCTTCGTAACAACTGCCCTTCTGGCTTCTGAACTGACTGTACCAGGCTTGGTCTCTGCGGACCTGGACGGGGGTGGAGCTTCCACCTTGGGCAACATACGCTCGACCTGTATAACGCGCCTCGTCCTGTCTCTGCCACGAGTTTCGACAATGACTGGACGGGTAGACGTAGCAGTCTCCCTCGGCTTCTTCTGGTCCTTGCGTGGGTGCATAGTACCGCCACGCTCGACGGGCCTATCACCAGTAGCAAGAGACTGAGGGCGTACCACGTCACCTTGCTTGTAGCTCAAAGGCGGCGAAACAAAGATGGTTCTGTGCTCCATCCTGTCACCTGATCGCTGTTGGATCGCCTCCTGCCCACCAGGGGACTTCATGGCGGCATCCCACAGCTCCAGGAGGTTTGTAGCCACCCGTGTACGCAGTAGCGGATCGTGTTGTACTGTCTCGTGCGGAGGGGGGCGCTCACCGGGAGGTGTTTGTATGCCCGAAATCTCCTGTGACCGAGCCTTGGCCTTCTTGCCAGCGGCGCGAACGATCTCACCACCACGCTCGGCTGCCTCGGCTAGCTCCAGAACCTTCGCTGTCGCCTCTCGACGAAGACGTCTGCTTGTCTGATGACGGGGGTTATACACACCTCTTTGCTGAGACGGCTCGATCTCGCCCTCTTCGTTTACACCAGCCATCGGGAAATCCTGCCCACCCTCGGTCAGTCGGCGGAAGGCGACCTTGCGTTCGTTACTCCGTGACCAGGCTTCCCTCTCCGGTGTACCAGCGGCAGGAATCTGGGGGGTCTCCCCAGTGTGCCCCTCGAATCCAGGCGGAATATACCAGTTGGCGGGGTTTGCAGCCTCACCTAGAGCGAACTGCTTTCCGGTAGGAACCCAGCCTTTGCGTAGATTCACGATCTCTGTGACAGAAGGAAGAGCGTTGGGGTGCCCAGGTGTGAGAAACCCGTTCATCTTCACGAGCTTGCGAAGCTGGGAAGCGCGTTCGTGCCACTTCTCGAAATCTTCCTTCTCCACAATGGAGTACAAAGGCTGCCAGGGGTACTGGCGCTCCTCAGAAGAGCCCGAGTGCAACATCTTGTGGTTGTAGACCTCGGGCTCATTCCAGCTTGCGTGGGCTCCTGGAAGCCTGTACCGCCTACGCATAGTAGGACCAGACTCGACCTTCGGCGGCACAAATGTTGGGTCGGCTGAAGCCAAACGAGCAAACCGCCTACGCCTCTCGACGTCGGCAGGAAGCTCCTGTCCAGGCTTGGGTCGACTGCGAGCGGCGAACCTTGAACCCTGACCACGGCTTTCTGCGATCTCTCGCATGACGCGCTTACGAGCGGCTATTGCCGATCTTTGTCGGATCAGCGCGTCACGCTCGGCGTCGGCTAGATGCAAAGGCCCCAAAGGACCCATATCCATCGTTTTGCCGTGTTCCTTCAGCTCCTCCGTTGTGACGCCACCGTGCTTCCTCTGGTTGTACTCAGGGGAACGGAGCTTCTCGCGCATCGCCATGTGATAGGCGACAGGAGCGATAGCACCACGGAAGTCAGCCACGTTACGAGGTTGCTCTTCTGTACTCAGCTTCTCCAGGACATCCCTGCGTATGTTACCGCGAGAGTCCATCGGAACGCCGGGGTAGTTCTGCATCCCGATTGTGGCTTGCCACAAAGGGGCTACAGTTGGAGGCTTGAGCTTCGGCTTTGCCTTGTCAGTCCGCATCATCTTGCGAATCTGTTTGTTGGCTCTGTCGATCTGCTCCCGCTCGTACTGTATCTGTTGCCAACGATCCTCGACGTCGCTTTTGTCGAATCCCTTTCCTTGCTTGTTCCAGGACCGACGAAGCTCGTTCTTGGACTTCGGGTGCGCCGCCAGAGTAGCCTCGTTCCGCGAAAGCTGCTTCACGAGACCGTCAATGACAGTGCTATCCACCTCGTAGTTCTGATGCTCCAGTGGAAGACCTGGAAACAGCATGAGGTCTAGCATGGCTAGATCGTCAGCATCGAGCTTGTGGTGGTCTTCCTTCTCCACACCCCAAGCACGACGACGCTCCAGCGCGTTGATGAGTTCCTGCCGCACCTTCGCTGACATCTCCAACGTGGCTATGTGCGAAGGGTGTACGACGTGGTCAACTGGTATACGAGCAACGATCTCGTCGTTCGGGTCACCCGTCCAGACAGGGTCGCTGCGCCGCCCACGCTCATCGTATGTATACCGCCAGCCGCGCATTACGCGCTCCTGGTCCATAGGACCCCTGGCACCGACAGTCTGACCGATGGGAGAACCTTGAGATAGCAGGTTGGTCGTGAGAGCCGCGTCGGCGTACATATCTGCCGGGAGCCCCATTTCGGCCTTACTGCCCCCATCCTCATCCATACCCTCCGGCTTTGATGCCCCAGTCTGGACTGGAATGGACCTCTCAACCATGCCCTCAAGGAACTTTTCCCAAGGCTCCTTGTTACCTTTCTTCGCAGCCTCCAGAGCCTTCTGGCCTTTCGGTTGCTCGGCGAGGTATTTATCAATATCGTACTTCTTGCCCTGCGCCGCTGTCTTGATGGAATCCCATGAAGGCTTTGCCCTGAAAATTCCAGCCATCCTCTCAGCCTGTTTCGCAGACTCGACGATGTCTGTCCAGATGCGCCACCGCTTCCAGGAACCCCCACGACGCTCGCGCAACGAGATGTTGGCTTGTCGCCACTCCCCGAGGCGTTCGCCTGCAAGCTGTAGGGCTTCGATCTCTATCCGATCATGCACCTCTCTGGCTATGTGACCAAAGATCGCCATTGCCGAATGTGGATCTAACCCCTTACGGACGTGTTGCTCGTTTTCAGGGTCATACGTGATGAGTGCCTCGATGGCGGCTTCAAGACCAGCCGATATGGCACGCTCGGCGTCCTTCTTGGGCACCGTAGTCTGACCCCTACGCTGAAAGGCATTGGCGTAGATGTGATCCATCACACCACGTTGCCAGTAGCTCTTGGCCCACTCACCCTCGGGCACCTCGCCCTCTATCGGGACAGAGCGGAGAATGCGATTGCCGTCAGCGTCGATGACAGCGTGACGTGCCCCCATGATCTCAGCCATGAGAGTGTCCCACTGGTCTGCTGTGATGTTGTTGTCCCTACCGAAAGCAGCCTTGTTGATACTCGGTCGGCCAGAACTGTACGTGACAGGCAGCTTGAGTTCACCCTTGGCTACAGCCTCCAATGTGCCGAAATACTGATTCGACACAGAGTTTGGCTCTTGCTGCGGGATCTCCTCGACGAACGGATGTGCCTTATCTGGTATGATCGCTTTCAGATCAGCCGACACCCTTGCCCGCATGTGGTTGTTTACGTGCCACTCCAACATCTTCTGCAACTCTCTCTTCTCAGAGAGGGACAGATCGCGAGCAGCGTTGTAAAGCTCGGGGCGCGGTGTAGCTCCGACCTTGCGGAACTCCATCTCGCCCTTCTCATTCTTGCCGACAGGGATGGTAGCCAACGGCTCTCTCGACTCATGCGGCTTCTTGAAGATGTTGTCGTGCAACATCCTACGAACAAGACGCTGTAGGTGCTTCGCCCTCTCATCGTCGGGCATCTGCCCCCAGCCGTCCTTGTACTTTATGATCTCGGCAGCGTCGTTGGCTACCTCCTCGGCTAGCTGGCTTGCCCTCTCAGACACACCAGTACCAAGGTGCGAGATCTCGTCCTCTTTCTTGAGACGCGCCTCGACGTACTTCTTGCGCTCCCTGTCCTTTATACGCTTCAGCCTGGCTGCGTCCTCTTTCTCGATACCGTACTCGGCACGTAGAACAGAGTCCAGGTTCTTAGCGTCAAAGGCCGCAGCCGCCATGTCGGCGACCCCGAGGTTGGCAAGGAGGAGAGCCGCGTTGATGCGTTCGAGTGTGGCATGGCCTTCCTTGTGCCATGCGTCCCAATCGTCCTCGTCGATGTAGACGATTGCCGGATACGGTCTATCGTGTTCCTGGAGGCGTGGTGCGTCCTTCACCTCCTCGTGTTCCTCGCGTTGCTTGACCGTCTTCATGTAGCCCTGGTGGTAGATGCCGGTTGGACCGACACCTGGACGCACCCAGACGCGCTTCGCGACCAGCCCTTTTTGGAGAGCAAGGCTGGTCAACGCCTGGCTATTTCGCGCACCGAGCTTTAGCACACGAATCGGTCTAACCGGTGTGCCCAAATGCGTTACCCTCCCGCTCGTCCAAAACCAAGCAATCTTCCTTGAAAGTGATCTTGGCGCGAGCCCCTGATGCCAACACCAACCCTGAGTAGTCCGGGGCATGGTGACCGAAAGCGACGTTGCAGAACGCCGGAATTTGTACTCCAAGCCAGCGCAGGGCGTCTCGAACGAGACCCGCTGTGCTCGGGGGGTCGAAGTCGTATCCTATGCGAGTCATGGTGAGCCTGTCGGCTATGCCCGGAACAGGGCCAAAGCCGATAGCACCACCACCCTCTGCCACAGCTTCTATGAAAGGAGCCATGTGCGTCAAATCCTCATAGAAGCCGATCCAATTCAGATCACCTGCTGGATAGGCGTCCTCGACGAGTAGGAAGCAACGCTGGCTCTTCAGATACCGTAGCGTCAGTTGCCGCACAGGACCGGTTATCTGATTGAGTGTCCGTAGGCACATCGGAATGACGGTGTAGGGTTCGCTAGATGGGCGCACGGAGGACACGTTCTGAACGTCCACGAACGCATCCATGCGCTTCTCGGGGTGTTCAACCCACTCCCGCACACGCTGTAGTCCTTCGATGAGAGCTTCTTGCGATCCCATGAAGTTGACGCCGTAGAAACCCATTGCGAGGGATGAGATCGTTGCCCACAGGACATACACCGAGGAATCGCTTGCCCCGATGACTATGTTCTCCGTCACACGCTCCTGCGTGATGAGTCCGTTGCACATATGGTGTGCGATACGCGCCGCGCCTGAACCACCATCAGCGCAGATGATCATTCTCCGATCATCCGAGTCCAGCAACTCCAGGAATTCGTCGGCCAGGTCAGCCGCGTTCTCTGCATTATCACCACCGTCGGTGACGATAGGAGATGAGTGCGGCTTGATACCGTAGCGTCGGACCTTGCTGCCGAGAGCTGATTTGAACCACGACACCCGTTGCTGAAGAGCTATGGGCGACGTTAGACCAGAACCGTGCCAGAGTATGACACCATATTCAGCCATCGAGTGCCGCCTCTCTGGCGCGACACTCGTAACACACACCGCAAGCTGGGTATATGTCACAGCTATGGGTCATGCTCATATCGACATCGTGGTGACGCCCGAGGGCAACCACGTCTTCCTTGGTAAGCTCGTTCAGAGGTGCAAGAAACATAGGAGCGCCACGCCCCCATATGGCCTGCCTCTCCGCGTTGAGGTAGTCGGTGAAGTACGCGCAGCAGTCGAGAAGCGTGTCTGATCTGCTTACGATCACTTCACCGTCTGGATTGTGCTGTTGGAACCCGGTAAGGACTCTTGAGCACCCACGCCGTACCGCCAAAGCCCCAAGCACGATCCAGATGATCGTGTAGAGCCCTGGTGCGTAGTCGTCCCAGAGGGTGTCCTGTTTCTGCGCCAAGCCTTCGTCCCCAAGGGAGTCGACAGCACGCTTCTTCCGGTCACCCTTTTTGTCGAAGATCCGGCACCCCTCGGTAACTACAGAAGGTAGCTGCATCGGGATGACAGTCCAACGAACACCGAGACGCTCCGCATGAAACTTCATGGCCTCGATTGCTACTTTCGAGGTCTTTGTCCCCAGGTCGACATGGGCAAGCTCTACTGAGTCAGCCCCCTCGGAATCCACCGTATCGTATGCAAGGACGGTCGAGTCCAGACCGCCACTGTACGCAATGATAGATTTCATCAGTCCCCTGCCTTCTTCGCACGTTTCGTCGCAGCCTTGGCTCTCGCGGCCTCGGCCTCGGCTGCCCTTCGGAGCTGTTCACGCCGCGCTTTCGCTTGCTCCATACGAGCCTCAACTTTATGAACGCCGCGTTCTGCTGCGGCTTGGACCGGCTGGACGGTTCGTTGCATGGCCCCCTGTTGGGCCACGCCAGCGTTCATCACGCCACTTGCCATCATAGCGCCGGATTGAGATGCTTGTTCAAGACCGTGTAACATCAGAGCCGCCCCACGCATGGAGGTTGTGGCGATACCGCCTATCCTGACGATTGCGCCCTTACCGCGAACGATGGGGATACTCTTGCCTCCGATCTTGATCGAACTCCGATCACCCGGTTGCTTCAAGCCTGTGACGGCTTCCTTGAGATCGCTGCCTATCTGGTTGAGCTTCTCTTTCACACCGGGTTCTGCCTTGGCGATGTACTCGTCAATGACCTTCTGATCGGCTGCGGCCTCTTCCTCCGCCAGCTCCTTCTTCTTTTGCTCAGACTGTTCCGGTAGATCCGGGGCGTCGAGCATAGAAGGCTTCTTGTCCTTGCCCCCAGCTTTATGTTCCATCTTGAACGTGCCAGGGGCTCCGGGCTTCGCGGCGGCGGCCAACTGCTTCGCTGTCTTCTTGTACTTCTCTTGCTCCTCGGGTGACATACCCTTTGGCATCTTCACCCCAGGATCGTCCTGCCGGTCTTTCTTCTTCTGGTGACGCTGAAAGACCTTGCCTCCACGATGAACCTCAACAAGCTCCTCGTGCAAAGCCGATGGGCCAGACGGAGCTTTCGCCGCAGCCGCCTGTTCGGCCTTCTTCTTTGCGATGTACTCGGAGACATCGCGGCGAGCCTTGTTGAGCGTAAAGATGCGTACTGTTTCCATCTCACCTTGCCCTTTCGGCCAATCCGGCCAGTCTTTCGGGTAGAGCTGCGAAACCTTACCCGTCCTGCTCAAGCCGGATGGTGTCCAGGTACACAGGCAGTTGGGATGAGGTAGAACGTGTTTCCACCGCAAGATGGTCTTGATGAGGTGCTTCCTGTTGTTCAATCGTTCACAGATCGGACAGCAGGCGGGGTTGGCGTCGAAATAAGCATGCTTATACCCCTTGTCGTACCCGGCTTGGAGACGCGCCCGCACCTCTGGATCACGGTCCCGGACCACAGAAGGATGGTCCGTGCCCCGATTCCCGACGCCTGGACGCCACCCTACAGGCAGCTTCCTTTGTCTTTTCTTCGGCATTGCACCTCCAAGGTATACTAATATGTATCCATAACTGCTACCTCGGAAACTTTTTTAGCCAAAAAAATTCCCCTGTAAGATCAAGCAGTTACCGATAATATCAGTCGTCCTTGTGACACCCTTCGCACTCTCCACACGGGGAACCGTCGGAAAGAGGGGTGTAGCACCGTGAGAGGGCGTCGACAGGAACCCCGAGGTCTTGTGCGAGAGTCCTGATCTGTGACCGATCAAGGTCGATCAGAGGTGTGAGCAACTCAGGCCCATCGGAGTCATCAGCGAATGCCTTGTTGTTGGCGGTGTAGATCCGACGCATCTCCCTGGCCCACTCAGGGCGACAGTCAGGGAAGGCAGGAGCGTCGGAGGCGGTGACGCCGATACAGACATCAGCATCGACCTGTACGGCGTACTGGTAGGCGAACGAGCAGAGGATGGTGTTTCGCCCAGGAATGTAGCCCTTTGCGAGGTCTGAGTCGAGAGGAGCCACAGGACCGTCGCACGGAGGGAAGGGCGGGATGGTGACACGCCGGAGACGTTCGTGCCAGTTGGTCATGTTGATCTTCTTGAGCAGATACACGGCGACCGACAGCTCCTCGCTGGCTGCCTTGTTGTCGCCGAACTGGACGTACATGGGATAGATCTCGATGCCGTCCTTCGCCAGTTGGTAGAGCAGGACAGCGGAGTCGAGTCCCCCAGAAAGGAGCAGTACGACCTTGGGATGTTCTTTCGGATCGAGCATCAGAAACCTCCTCCGAGGGTGAGCCCCGCCGCCTTGCGGATCTTACAGGGTTCACACTCTCCACAGGGCTGCTGCTTCCCGTGTACTTCCTTGGGGAAGTAGCAAGCCCAGGTGTTGTACGACGGAACATCAAGCCGCTCTGCCTCCTCCGCGATCTGTGGTTTGATCAGGCTCACTAGAGGTGCGTACAGCTTGACAGGAAACTCATCATTGCCCCGAGCCGAGTCCTCCAGGTCGAAGACCTTTTGCATGGCGTCCACCCACGCCTGCGTGCAGTCAGGAAAGCTGGTCCTGTCCTGCATACGCGCCGACGAGTTGATGCCGATCCCTATCAGATCAGCCTTGATGAGCCTGGCATGGTAGTACCCAATCGTGGCGAAGACCGAGTTACGCATAGGAACGAGAGCCGGTGAAAAACCGTCGCCGTATTTGGCTGCGGCCCCACCGGTCAGGAAGTGATCGGGCAGAGAGACACTGGCCTGTTTGAATCCGAGGAACCTATGTTGGCAATCGGACTCGACCCTCCGAATGTGTCGCGCCACCTCGCGAACGCAGGACAGCTCGCCTTGGAACCCGAGCTGCCCATAGTCGAAGAACAGTGCTCCGACCTCGTAGTCACAAAACTCCTGCTCTTTCAGGAGCTTGTATAGAGTGGTCGTCGAGTCTATGCCGCCACTCCACAGAACCAAGGCTCTACGCATCATCTACCCTTCCACGGCGTGTGGGCAACCTGGATCATACCACGCCCACGGGGGCGCTTCAGCACCAGCTTGAAGTTTGTCAGTTGAAGCGTTGCCAACGGGATACCCGTCACGATTGACACCGCCTCCTCCAGCGGCATGATGGGCTCTGTCAGCTTCATCTTGCCGTCTACACGACGCGGCTTGCCACCGTGTAGATCGTTGATTTTCGCCTGTTGCTCAGGCGTGACCTCTATCTCGGTCACCATGTTGTACGGCATTTGTCCAATCTCCTGCTCGGTTGGGGTACAAAAAATATGTGTACGGGCAGGGGAATTCTTTTTCGAGAATCCGGCCCTAGCCAGGGTACTCTGGAGGGTATGCCGAGGAAGAAATAGCGACCTATAGCCATCAATTTCTTGACAGCAATCGCTACTTCTCGCCGTCGGCCTTACCCTTCTTCTGAGCCTTCCGCTGCGTAGGAGTCATCCCATACGCGGCGAGATGCACAGCCCCACAGAAAGCCTTGGGGTCGCCTGCGAACTTGGACGCCTTCTTGACGCACCATGTGAACGGGTGGTCCCCACCTTCGGAGCGCATCTTCTTGGCCCAGCCCTGAATTGCGGGGTCGGATGTGTTCGCTTTGAAGAGACGAACCTGCCCCTCGGTAGCGTCGAGTCAGGAGTGCCCTTTACGGGCGGCCCGTCTATCCCTGTTGTGCTGTCTGACCATCGAAACGAGGGCTTCCTGAGCCTCGGAAGCAGTCTTGACCGTCTTGCGCCAGGGCTTTGAGGAGTGCGAGATTGTGTACCCACGGTCGTCACGGGTTACCGTCACACCTTGCAGCTTGACGGTAGAACCGGATTTCATCGTGGCAATGCTCTTCAGCTTGGCCTGGTTGCGTGATGAACTTTCGTTGAGCTTGTCTGCTCCGCTCTTCAGGCTTGACGTTCTGAGAGAGGGCAGATCCAAAGGAGCGTCCTCTCTTGGCTTGCGGGCCTCTTCGATCATGCGCTTACGTGCGGCCATACCGGAGCCGGGTTCTGGGTCAGCACGGACGAGAACCGTCTGGCGCTTCCCTGCCTTGTTGGTGATGACCTTTTTGATGAGAGGTCCTTTCATCAGCAAGGCGTCTGCCTGATCGGAGAGAGATCGGAGGTCGTGCCCTTTCCTCGCCACACCACCTGGAGAATCCTTTGCACGCACGACAGAAGCAGTAGGCTTCGACCGGGCCTTTTCGGCGGCAAGTCGCTTCTTCACAGAGTCCATCATGTGACGGTGCGACTCGTGAAGGTGGTACGTGGACGCCATTGAAGCCTGCTGCATGGCGTCAAGATCACCAGACTTCGCCGCCGCAGCGTAGGCGTCGTTGTGTTTGAGATGCTCTTTGTGGTGGTAGTCAGCCGTAGCCGCGTGCTCCTCGGGAGAGGTTCCCGGACGGATCTTGCCGCTCACGCGACGCGGACCACCGTAGCGACTGTGCGTCATGGTGAGTTCCGCGCCACTGACCTGATGGGGGGCATCCTGTGTACCGGCCCTCACGTAGACAGTTTGCCGTTTTCCGGCCTTGTTTGTGATGACCTTTTTCTGAAGGTGCGAACGGTCCATCAGAGTTCCTCCTCATACCCGAGGGCTTTGAGCATGGCGAACTCACCATCGTCGATGACGTTGCTCTTGAGGCGGATACCGTACTCGAAGTGGAACTGCGCGGCCTGGTTCATGGCCGCGCGTGCATCCTTGACGATCTTGGTGTGACCGCCGTCGTGCGGACAGTACACCCTGAACTGGCCTGCGGGAGTCTTGGTGACCGTGGACCCGAGGATGTCGATGCCAGCGGTCTTGGACGGTGACAGAGCGTTGAGCTTGTCTTCCTGCTCAGTCATGAGAGGCCGACGGGTATCCGGCGGCTCCGCACCCTTCCCTCTCATGGCTTTCTTCGCAGCCTCCAGCTCCATCGGAGTGAAGCCGTCTGCGGAGGGTCCTGAGATCTTACCAGGCGCTCGCGGTGCGTCAGGAGCGGAGGGACCAGGCCCCTTCGACGGAGCAGCCTTGACCTTCCGCGCCTTCGGACCCTTGCTGTTCGGCGGTGTCGCCATGGACGGGGCGGAAGGTCCACCCATGCTCATCGGCGGGTTGTCCATCTGCCACGCATACGGACCTCCCATGTCCTTCGGAGCAGGAGCGACGTCCTTCTCGGTGGGGCCGCCCGAGGCGAAGCCGGGCAGACCGTAGCTCTTGAAGAGCGCGTCGGCCTGGTCCGCAAGCTCCTCGTAGCCCTTGCGCGTGAGAGAACAGTTGTCGATGACGTTGCCGCCCTTCTTCAGCTCACGGGCGCAGTCCTCACAGTACAGACCTTCGGTGTTGCCCTTGAAGGTCAGCTTCTTCGTTGCACGGGACTTACAGCCCTCGGTCTGACAGGCACCTTCCAGGTTCTCCTTGACCGTCGGAGCCATCGCGGCACCAGCCGCCTTCTCCATCTTGGGCAGGTCGTCGAAGTGGATCGCCGCCATGACCGCAGACGGATCACCACTGAATCCGGCGATGATGTCGTGCGCCTTCCTGAGATCGGTCTCGGCGTAGCACTCGGCGATGGCTTGGAGAGCCAACATGGGAGCCTGCCTGACGGTCGACTCACCGCCGAGACGGTCGAGCATCGAGACGTCCTGGGGGTTGTGACCCTTCTGCAAGGCGACATCGTTGATGGGGGCGAAGGTGCGGAGGAACTCGATCCAGTTGTCCGTATTGCACGCCATGTCGGCGGCCACACGCTGCGCGACGTCCCGCTTGAAGTACGCCTCTTGCAGCATGGGGATACCGGACTTCTGCATCTCCAGCGCGTAGGCTGGGGACATCTTGCTGATCTGAACCAGATCGACGTAGCCGTTGGGGACAGTGCCGAATCGTCGGTACATATCCAGTGCGCTCGGATCGCGCGGAACGAAGTGCTCGATGTTGGGCCTGTCCTCGGGAGCGAGGGACTTGTGCAGGTCCATGGTGACCGCCCTCTCCAGGTACGGGAGAACGGCAGCCGCCGAAACACCCTCGGGAGAGCTGATGTTGATGCCACCGGACACCTTGTTGGTCGGTGCCTCTGAGGGTTCCGGTGTAGGCTTGGGGACGTTGCCCGCCTCGTACAAGGAAAGCTCCTCGTCCATGGCATCACGGACAGCCTGACGCGCGGCCTCCTCAGAGATGGCGTCGATGCCCTTGAGGACGTTGGGGTTGGCCCCTGCGAGACCGTGGAGCTGATCGAAGATCGCCTGGCTGGCACAGCGAACGACCTCGTTCTTGAATGCCTGGCTGGCCTTGGCCCAGAAGTGCCGCTTGTCGCCGTCGTTGAAGTACCGCTGACCTTCCTGGGTGCGGTACTTGGACCACATATACTGGTCCTTGATCGCGTGTCGTGCAGCCCCCTTGAGAAGCGACGCCACGAACCGACGTGCCTGATCGGGGGTGAGGCTCGGCGCGTCGATCTGCGCCTTGAGGCGCGGCGCGAGCCCGCTGTTGTAGATCGAAAACATTTGCTTCCTCCAGAGATTGCGGCCCCTCGATGAAGTTGCTGTTAGAACAAGTCACCCTCACCAGAGGGCCATTGCGAATCCCAGTCGCCACCGGCTTCGGCAGCGTCAGTGTCGTCTTCCCCGTCCGCACCCTGTTCGCCCATCGCCCCCTGTTTCTCTTGCATGAAACTGGGGTCACGAATGATGTCCCCATGCTCGATGGGTTCCATACCGTGTGCTTCGCGGACTTCGTTGATCGTCATGTAGACGCTGCTCTTCTCGCGGTCGAGCGTCATCCGATCTGATTCCGATTGCCGGTCAAAGCCGGTGAACTGAAACTCGAACTCCCCTTGCGGGTCGAGGACGGGCATGAGTTCTTGGTTCATGCAGTCCTCTATGAAGTCGACCAGAGTGCGTAGTCCCTTGTCACGCGAGGCTGTCAGCCTTGTTGCCTCCGGGGCCGAGTTGATCATGTTGCCACCACCTCCGATACCACCACTGCGGTTGGGGAAGTTGATCTCAACAGGATCAATACGGTAGAGGGCAGAACAGAGATTGACGATGTAGTCAAGGAACGCACCGAACTCGATGTCTGTTGCCTGGGGGAAGTGGATGAAGTCGATCCTGCCACCCCGAGAGATCGGAAGTAGCGGGAGCTTGTGCTTCCCACGGAAGGTCGCTACCTGCGCCTTGTACCGAGCTTCGAGAGAGCGAAGCTGTTGCTCGTTGATGTCCGCGCCCGTAAGGGTGAGCATCCCTTTCGGCATCGAACCCGGCTGAAACTGCCTTGAGTTAGTTTCGTCGATGCCGAGGTGGGCTTGGACCATCCTCATTGCGATCTCGGCCTCTGATTCACCGTAGCCATTCTGCTTCATGGCGGTAGTGATGTTCTCAGGGCAGAACATGAACTCCTCGTCACGGAACCTCGTGACGACCTTGCCCTGGTAGACCTGTACGTAGTCGTACTCCTGCGACTTGGCCGGATCGACCACTCTGACAGTCGCACCGTCGATGGCGTAGAACTGCCTGGGGCTACCGATACGGTCCAACTCAATGAACCCGCACGGCTGATCCAATTCCAATCGGTCGCGCACGAACTTCTTGAGAAACGAAGCGAAGCCCCTCTCGTGCTTCTCCCTATGGGGTACGTCTTCACGAGAGCAGTTCTGAATGAACTTCGTCATCGCCTCTTCACGCTGCTTCGTCGCGTCTTGGCGCTCTCCAGCGCCCTTCTTGAGTCGCACACGAAAGCCGTTGGCTCGACCCGTTGCCATCTCAGAGTCTTCGTCCAGGTTCGGCCTGGAGAAAGGCATGAGCTGACCAATCCGCGTGAAGAAGATTGCTGAAAGGATCGAATCCCTGTGACAGAGGTAACGCAGCGTCTCATACCCAACCCGACTAGGCTTCTCCCTGTATGCAGCAGAGGAGAGAGCCCAAACGAACGGGTCTGCGACCATTGGCCCACCGGGACCGCGTACCTCGTCAATCCCCGGCACCTCGACCTCGGCTTTGAAAAGGTCCAAGCCGTGACCGACTGCCGAGGCCAAATCACCAAGTAGTCCCATGCTGGACCTCCATTGGTTGTTACCTCCTTGCTACCAGCCCCCGAACCCCCCGGAGGGGTCGAATCCCGCGCCTATGCCGTCGAGTAGTTCCACAACATCCTCGGGAGAGGGCATCACGTCTATCTGTCCGTCCTTTGGCGCGATGGAGCCTGGTGCATCCAACTCGATTATCCTCTGGTTCCGCATCGCGATGTACTCTAGGCCGATGTCCGCATAGCCGACGGTGTGGAGCCAGTGGTCAGGCCCGAGGGTTACTGCCTCGTCGATGAGGTCACCCGTCTTCGTAGGCTCTGCCGTGATGGCGACACCGCGAAAGTGCAGATCAAGAAGGTCCAGGTACTTCATAGGGCGCGGTGCCGCGATTATCCTGTAACCTGACGGCTGCGAAGTGAGCCGTAGGATTGTCTGCTTCAGTCTGGGAGCCCTGCCCACCGCCACGATAGGCGAGGGGTCTGTCGTCGGGTTCTGCCCGAAGATCGGAGTGGACGTTGCCTGGCGTGTACCGGCGGCTGGGTACTGACAAGCATAGAAACGCTCGCCAAGCTCCTTGTAGAGCTTCGGATTGCGGTCCTGTCCGTAGCCCGCGTCAGCGATAGCGGCTTCAGCACGCCACAGACGAATGAACTCAAGAGCGGCTCGCACGGTATCATCGGGGTCGTTTGTGTCTACGAACATCTGCACGTCAAGGATCAGCGGTACGGCGAACTCCGGTGTCTGCCCTAGAGCCAGGAACCAGTTGGACTTGCCCCAGTCGATACCGATAGCGACCTTTGCGTTCTTGAACCTGTGGTCGAACCTGTTGCGGTCGGTGATCGTTGACAGATCAGGCTCGACCAGACTGTATGCCAACCCCTCAGCGACACGCCCAGCGTCACCAGCATAGGCTTCTCCGAGGGAGTAGTTGTACCATTGCCGCAGTCCTGGTGTTTCCTGGTCTCGGCAGTCAGCCATGATGGTGTCAGCCGAGATCCACGCACAGTCGAGCTGTGACGTGGAGTAACCGGAGGCTTCCGCACCAGGACGTTCAGGAACCCACTCCGCATGGTCGTTCATACGGTTGAACTCTTTACGGCATTTGATACAGCCGATGATGAACGTACCCGGATCAAAGTGAGCAGTCTTGTCGTGTGTCTCAAGCCTGCTGATCAGGGAGTCGGGTCCTTTGGTCTGGAGGAGGTTTGCGCGGGTCAATGGCTGGCGGTGACCACAACCTGAGCAGGTCCAGACCCATTTCTTATTGTCGGTGGTCTTGATCTGCTCATCCACGCCCATGTTCGGGAAGGAGGGTGTGCTGAACAGACGTAGAGCCCCAATCTTCGATGACCGCAACGACATCTTGAACGCTGTCACGACGCCAGGTTTCATGCGGTCGTACTCGTCCAACTCGGCGACGTCACACGCAGTGGACTCACCGATGTCCTCGTTCCAACTGCCTGTCACAATCAGGTTGCTCTCACCGCCGCCAATCTTCGGAGCGAACTGTTTGTGCATCAGGCTACGCCAGTTGATGAAGGTGCTCTGTACCGACTCGTCGAAGCGGTCTGGGTGCATCTCCTTACCGACGATGTCGATACGTGTACGCGCAATCTCCTCGGCCTTACGATCCTTGGGCAGCGTGTAGACCGTCATGGACCGGATGAGAGTTGCGAGGTGAATCATCTTGCTGATGAAAACCTCAGTGAAGCCCATCTGTCTCGCCTTGCGTACAACGATGGTCTGAGACCAGTCGTCCATGGGCATGACGTGAAATGGGCGATGCTTGAACGGGTCCTTCTTCGAGTAGAACTGCAACGGAGCCCCGCCCAGGAACCTATGTTTCATTGCCCAAATCGAGGGCAAAGCGTGGTCTCCGAGGAGTGTCCTAATGTCGTATTCCATGCCTGACCTTGGTTGGGGTGTTTGTGTACGGAACGTACTTGCGGTGGGTACTAAATTGTACGGACGTTGGCGACGTCTGCTTCTGACCAGTCGGACGACTCGTTGAAGTAGGTGCCATTGGCGAGGTAGTCAAGAACGGTGACCAGTGAGGTAGACAGCACGACCTCACCGTCCTGGAGAAGTGAAACCTCGATTGCATGAAGCGGACACCGCCCGAAGGATGTGCCGCGCTCCAGCCAGTCGAGCCCCTTTGCGATCTCAGCCAGGAGCTTGTCTCTGTGCTTGATCGGACCCCGATCACGCTCACGCTGCTCCTCGACACACCGCTCACAGAGGTACTTCTTGCCGTCTATGACGGTACAGTAACACTCACTCATCCTGCTGTCTCCTTATGTACTCTTGGGCCTTGCCAGGGTCGCCGTCCAACAACTCAGCGGAGGAAGGCAATCCTTTGGTCACGGAATTCAAGAGCCGAGTCCATGCGTCGGTAGGCTCTTTCTTGGGAGCTTGCTTCTCAGCCAGCTTGGCCCTCATGCGCTCGACAGGTTCCCATGGCTCAGGGAACTTGGCACTGTCGTTGTCCAGGTAGTCGTCGAGAGGTGACTTGTGCTTGTATCCTCGCCGCTCCATCTCCTCGACGACCCGGTTATGCCTGGCGATGAGAGGGCCTATGTGCCTCCTCCACCGCTTGACCTCGGGGTGGTTGCTGTATCCGCGCCTGATACCAGCCCTCTCTTTCATGAGAATGCGGGCGATGGCGTGGATCTCACGGTGTTCCCCGAGCAACCGTTGTCTGTCGAGACAGAACGGCGGGATAGGATGCCACACTCTCATCGCTTCAGACCGAGGCGAACAGTTGACACCTTGCCGATACCTGGGATGTACTCGGAGGACTCGGTGACGACGATCTGCCTCTTGGATTCCTCGATAGTCTGCCCAGGATCGAAGTCCAACGCCACACGCTCGCGTGCGTCTCTGGCGTCTTCCTTGTCTGCATACTTGTCGAGGAACTCCAACACCTCCCACTGCGAGGGGGCGTCGTCCGACACCATACCCTGCCAGATCGGCGGATCGGCGTCAGGGTCCTTGTATGCCATGAAGAAGTAATGGGGATGATCGAACATGCCCCCTTTGTCGAGCCCCACGACGATCTCCGTGAAGCCTTCACCTGCCGCCCACTCAGACGGCTTCAAACTCACCCTACTCATGCTATCCCTCCATTGTGTACTCGACATCTGTGAAGATGCCGCCGGACAGGACGATCCGAATCAGATCGCCCAATGCTCTGATAGCCACCAGCGGATTCATCACAATCCGCATGATGGTCTTGAACAGGTAGGCTAGAATGCCTAGCCAGTTGAGATCCCACTGTGTCACACCTGGCACTTGTCCTCCTCGATAGCGCCGTCACAGAGCCCCTTGCTCGCAAAGGATCTCGACGGTACGAGCCTCGCTGTGCTCATTCCTCCAACCAGCCTTCCAGAACTTCGGCTGTGCGTAGAAGTCCTCCGGGGCTCGTAGTGCGTCCTCCCAGGTGATCGCCGCCAGATCAGCCAACATCTTGCACCACATCTCGACAGCGTCACCTGTGTACCAGAACGGGTTGTGCTGGTCCATAGGTTCAACCTCGTGAGGTCCCACGACTGTTGCGGTTCTGGTGGTGTCAAACCTAACGGTCGGCACACCGTCGTCGATACCCATAACCGTACCTGGAGAACCCTTGCGGGCGTGTACGTAAGACCTTGTAGGGAACTTTGCGGAGTACACTGGTATTGTGTCACCGCCACCCTCAGTAATGACGCAGCGCGCCCTAACGCGCGTACCGACTTCGTATGGGTATTTGTTGCGGCCCATATCTACCTCCCTGTACTAGAGTATATGTCCACAACAGGCTGCTCGGAAACATTCTTGAAAAGTAGGTGTTACACCTACATATAGGTCAGCACAACAAGGAACGTAATGACTATGGCGGCCCAAGCGAGCAGCCCGAGGGCTACTCTAAGGGCGCACTGGTACAGGCCCCAAACCCCACGACGCAGCCGCTACAGGTTAGCGCCCCGCATGTGGCTAGCGGTAGTACGACGAACACCAGCAGTAGGCTCAGTGTCACGCCCAGCACTATCTTCCACAACTCCATGTTACCCTCCGTTGCCCCTCTTACGCGCCCTATCGAGAATCTCTCGCACAAGGCGCTCCTCACGAGGTGTCAAGGGTTGAGCATCCAAGGCGTCCTCGATGGTCGGCTGTGGTACAGCAGCACGTACCTTCGTCGGTACGGCGTTGATGCCCTCGACGATCTTTTCCAGATCACGTTGACGTTGCTTCTCCAGGGCTTCGATGGATGCGTCGTGGCGCTTCAGAGCCTCAGAGTGACTTGTTGCAGTTGTACGTACAGCGGTAAGCTCGTTGCTTGAGCGAGTCGCCCATCCACCTGCGATCACGATAGCCGTGACGATGATGCCCATCAGCCACCATCTCCACTTGGACAAACCCGCAAGCTCACGCTCTTGGGCCGAGATCGCCTTACCATGCTCTATGACCATCTCACAAGGATCGTGGTCAGACGGGTTCGCACTCTCCAACGCTCCCAGGCGCTTCTGGTTGACCTTCTGCTTCTCCTCCAGACGGATGACGCCTTCCTTTGCAACCTTGGCGGCTTCGGCCACAGGCGGCAAAAGGTCGTCCTTGATCGTCTCAACCGCACTCTCGATCTTCACCACTGTATTGCTCATGGTGGAGATGTTACGAGTTATGGCTGCCCAGTCCTCAGTAGGGATAGGCGTTACAGATCCATCTCTGTGCTTCGCAGTCATTCTGGCCCACTCCCAACCCCCGTTGAAGTGACCAGCATCTCCTCGAATTCCTCGACACGGAACCACCTGAGCATCTGACCCATGAGGGCCATACACCGACGCACCTCACGCTGTCTCGCGCTGTCTGACCTTGCCCCGAGTAGCCACTTTGAGGACCAGACACGGATGCGCCTGATACCGAGGAGAATCGTCTCCAGGAATGCTTCTCGGATGGCTTCCTCGATACTGTGCCCCTGGAACTTCTGATTCCACCCTGCGAGGCCAGCCGCGAGGAGAACCTTCCCTGAAGGCACGCCAGGGATGAGGTGAGCCCTGTCGATGGACCACTTCTGCATGTTCCCAGGACCGTAGGTATGGCCCCAAGGCACAGGATAGCTCACGCGCTTACCCTCGGCGTTGGTGCGCTTCCGCGTGGCTACGGAGTACATCTGCATGAACATGATGTCCATGTGAGGGGCGACGTCCGCATTTGGACCAGCCTCAAGGTGACCGGCGAACGTGGTCTGCTCCTTGTGAGGTTCCTGGTAACACAGCGGGGGTGGGCACTTGAACTCGGTTCTCTCGCGCCCTACGCTGGCCGCACACTCACGCTTGAGATCCACGAGGTAGTCCCCAGCAAGGTCGAAGGCTGACACCCTACCACGACCTGCGATGGTACGGCCACGGAAGCCCTTGACCTTCGATGCCTTCCAGTTGAACTCCGTGTCTGACTCCTCTCCTTGCACCACGAAGGGAGCCATACCGACGTAGTGCTCGATGTCGGCGTACATGGTGTCCAGTGTGCGCTTGTCCGGGTACGGCCAGGTCGTGACGGCAAGACTGACTGAGAACTCGTCAGCCAACCTGCACAGCCGCTCCCACTGACCCAGTGACCACGTAGGCTTCCACCTGCGAGGAGCGTCGTCGATCATCACTGCGAACTCTGTGAACCCGAGGTCCCGAGCGGCACGGAAGTAGCCCTCGTTCAACACGGTGCGGGGAGGACAGTCCACCCACAGGCCGAACGTGGCAGTCTCGTACTCCTCGTGTAGCTCCTCGTGTGCATCAGCCGTCATCGGACTCACCATCCGACTCACCCTGCTTTTCCAGCCAGCGTGTGACTTGGTCTTGCGCGGTGAACAGGTTGGACATATCCATGAGGTAGCGCCTTGAGCGCAACACGTCGTTGACCTTCGTACCACCCTCCTCCTTGCGGCCAGGCCCCCTCAGAGACTCGATGCGGTCGAGGAGGTAGTTCAGAGCCGACTCATGCGTGAAGTCGGGAGCGGGGTCGTTCTTCTCTTGTGGCATCTTATCTCCTAACAGCCCTCTCAGGGGCAGCTACCACCGGAAGGGTGATCGGTTTCGGATCAGGCACGGATGGACTACGGACCAGGCGCTCCCCCAGCTTGCTCTCAAGCTGTACCAGAGCCTCCTCCAACGTAGGCGCAGACACACCACTGTCGGGGTGGGTTCGGCCCATGTAGTGCCCCATGATCTTCGTCGGGTACATGACAGCTACCTGCCACGCTATGACCTTTGGTTCTTCATCCCCTGCGATCACGGGGCTGATCGTCAGGGGGTGCTCTTTTATTGTCTTGATGTCAAGGAGCATTACACCCCCTTTCCGGCCTATGGCCTATTCGTCCTGCTCACACCCGAGACACTTCGCGCACGAACCAAACGTGTGGTAGTCGAAGCAGTCTCCATCTGGAGCGTCACAAGTAGCACACGCCTCAACGAATTGGATCTCACCTCCGCAAGCTGAACAGGTGTCTTTATCCGCCGCGTAGTGTGCCATAGCGGCTTCGTACTCCTCCCAGCTCATCGTCGGTACTGCTCGTCCAGGATCGGCCTGAGTGCGGGCGGCTTCCAGCCCTCGGGCTTCAGCCTCTTGCCATCCTCGCGTACAGGACCACCGACCTTCGCCATGTTGCTCCGGTGTACCTCATCGAAGAACGGAGCGAGGTCTATGCCCATCGCGTTCGTTGTGTTGTGGAGCACAACAATGGTATCACAGATGGCGTCGATGACCTCCACCTGTGCCTCTTTGATAGCCTCCATCGAGCCCCCATCCTGCACAGCGGACTCCAGAGCCATCATAGCTTCGTTGAACTCCGCAGCCTCCTCACGGACAAGCTCACGGAGCAGGTTGTAGTTCATCGCCCAGTTCACAGTCCGTGAGGTATGCAGCCCAACAGCCTCCATGAACTCCCGAACACGCCTCTGGCACCTGTCACCAATCTTCATCACAGAATCACCTCGCAACCACGGCTCCCAGCCCATCACCAACCCTGCCTCACGGGGAACACAGGAATGCCATGTTCCCGCTCTTCCCGTACAAGACTGCACACATCCACGACTGAGATCTGGATGTGTGCGATCTGAGTCTGATCAGGTTGACTCGCCATTCCCTCGACTGCGGCCCTGAGTAGATCGAGGGCGGCAAGGAAGCCCTCCCACGTCTTCGCCTCCAGCGGTACACGCAATACCTCCGGGGGCGGTGGAGCGGGAGGGCGACCCCTGCCACTGTACTCAGGCCGAGGAGGGAAGAACCGAGCATCCAGGAAACTTTCTACTTCAGTGTTCCCAGCAACTCGGTCTGGTAATTTCCCTCTACCGGCCATGTGCCTAGTCCTCCAGACGAACCCGAAGCCAGGCCACTGCGACCCGAGCGATGTTATCGATGGAGCCACCATGCTTGATGGTCTTGAAGCTCATCTTGAGGTACTGCTTGGCGACTTCGATGTCGGCGGCCTCGCAGGCGTAGTCGACCAGAATCTCCGGGCGACGCAACACCTGGGCCTCTGTCAGCTTGCCGTCCGACAGGAACCACTCCACCTCCAGAGCTGCACGGAACGCCTCGGCTTCGTAGATCGCTCGCTGGGCACGGTCGGCCAAGTAGCGGATCGCGAAGGACATGCCGTGTAGCTCCGCTTCGCGGAACTGCTTGACGTGGCGGTGTTCATGGACACAGGTGAGAAGCTGCGACTTCAGGCTGTGTTCCGGGGTTGCCTCACCAGGGTTGTACGGAACGTAGATGCGGTCGCCGAGCGTGGTCGTGTACCGCTCCATGAACCGTGCCACGTCGATGTGGCCGAGCTTGGCGAGGAACAGTGCAACCAGGCCGATCTCGTCACCCTGGTTGAGATTGGTGAGATTGCGGAACATCTCGGACCAATCCTTGTTCCCGGCTGCACGGATGATCTTGATCAGATCATCGTCCTTGTGCAGTACGGTCGTGTCGTACCGCTCCTCCATGAATGCCCAGAAGTCAGCGACCAGCGATGGTGTCAGCTCCTTCATTCTGCGCCCCCTTCCATGGTGTCGGGAAGGCAGGTGTGGTCACCGTCCTCCTCGCCGCAGGTGAAAGGCGAATCGCCCTGGACATCATCGCAGTCCATGACGGTCCTCCAGTGTCCACGGCTGTCGCAGACCTGAGCCTCCTGACCGTGGCATCGCGTGGCCTCGGAGATACAGGCTCCACAACCCGAGGTTGCAAGAGCGAGCGCCACGACCAGTGTGCAGACGTACTTCATAGCTTCCCCTTCATTGACTTGAGCAGCTCGTAACACCGCTTGGCGTCAGCGAGTGCGTTGTGTTCGTCCTCCAGGGAGATCCCGAAATGGGAGCACACCGTGGAGAGGCGAGCGTTCTCGATCACGTTTGCTTTTCTCATCGGCCTCACCAGCGTCAGAGCATCCACGTTCAGCCGGGGTCTTTCCCTCGGCTTGATGCCAGTACGCTTCGAGGCGTTGTCGATGAACCGCAGCTCAAACGGTAGCTGGTACGCCGCCAGGATGCAGCCCTCCCAGAGCTTGAACAAGTGCTTCAACACCTCAGCTACCGAGTAGCCCCTGTCGCGCCAAAGCTGCGGGTCGTAGCCCGTCAACTCCAAGGCGACCGGGTCTGCCTCCTCCGGGGCGTCCACGTTTCCAGGCAGAACGTAGTAGAAGTGTTCCACCGCCTTGCCGTCAAGTCCGCCCGGAAGATGGATCATGCCCAACTGGGTGATCTCGTGTCTGTTGCGGAACCCTGTCGTCTCGACGTCGATCACGAGCCACGGGGCTGCGGTGTCGGCCTTGACCATGGGCCAGGGCTTCGGTTGCATGTGAACCTCCTCGGGGGGCCTCGCGCGACGGCGAGCGAAATGAGCCGAAAAAGGGCAAAAAAGCGCCAACAAAATCGGCTCTCATTTGGACTGTTTGCTGAGTTGATCTGAATGGGATCGAATGCCTAGAAATTAGGCTTACTGGTTGGTACGCTGCTCTTCGTCAAGAGCGGTGAGTGATGGGCTGTACTGCCACCCAGAGCGGTGACCACAGCGAACGCAGATGAACCTGACATAGACCTTACGCTTCTTTGTGCGCTTCTCGATCTCTGTCTTCTCGTGCTTACAGGTAGGACTCATTTGTCTTTCTTCCGTGCCTTTGGTTTGTCCGGTCGCCGTGGTAGGCGCTCCAGCATGATGATGTGGAAAGGCTTGGACTTCCCATCCACCGAGAGGAGCACACGCCTACCTGTCTCCGGGATGATGGCAACGGTGTAGACCTTACCCCCGTGGGTCTTGAGCTGCTCAGACACACGGACTCTATCCCCACACTTGAACAGGTCAATGGCATCCTTGATCGGGATGAGATCAGTCAGTGCCACACGCTGTACGTCAAGTGTGCCGCCTGGGCGTACCCAGACATTCCCTTCTCCTGCGGTGTCCCCGGCTGTGGCGTCAGGGACTATGGTGCCGTACAGCTCCCCGTCTGGAGTCTGTACGAAGTTAGGTTTGCTCATTCGTCTCCTTCTTTCCAGCCCTGACAGATAGCACAGTCACAGCCCTGTTCTGGTGTACGAGACATCGGATCTCCAGGCATTACCGACGGATTCTCCACATGGAATTTGTGGAGTACCCTGCGGACATAATCCTGGGCGTACCCGAGGCGGCGAGCTATCTGCCTGACACTCTGGCGGTCAGTGTAATACCGCAGGACGATTTCCCCCTCTTTCTGTGTCAGCATACTTCTCCCTGTAGTACACGCTCGGTGTGCCGTACTGTATCTGGTGAGCTTTGTCGAAAACGCTTGCGGCGAACAGCCTTACTCGTTCGGGGATTACCCGTATCTGCACGGGACCGCCGATTGAGTAGATGGTGTGCCGGTTGCCTGGGTTCTCGTCGTACCTGTCGACCACCTCTCGGATGATGCAGTAGTTACAGGTAAGTCGCCGTAATTCTTGCGCTATTACAGCCTGACCCACTTCGTCTAGGCCATAGAACAGCGGCAAGCCTTTACGTCTGTCTACGCGCAGGTCTGTGACCACCCTCTGTGCGACCAGCCCACATAGCCAGCGCGGGTGAACCGTCATAGCCTGCGCCAGAGCGCGGGTGTTGACTGTATCCATCACCTCACCATGTCCATCGGGCACACCAGGACGTCGCCTACGATGTTCTGCCCTGAGATGAGGCTGGCCCCCGTATTCACGGGCTTACCCTTCAGCAGCCCTTCCTCGTCGACCAACATGATGTTGCGGGAGTCGAGACGGACTATCTCGAAGTACCCGCCGACGATTGCGTGGATCTCGTCTCCGGTGAAGTCAGTGCCGTTCTTCGGGGTAATGGACTCGTACTCCCCAAGGCTCTTGTGCGTGGTCCGAATGACCTTCGCTCCGCTGATTGCCGGACGCTCCGGTAGCGGCTGTGGGGGTGCGTGATCAGCGTCCATGTCGATGACAAGAGGTTTGCCCTCGGACGCCTCTCGCGCGTGGGTGAGGCACACCTTGTACTCACCCATAGCCGTCTCAACCGCTGCGGCGACAGTCTTCTCACAGTTCACCACAGAGCACTTATCTCGTCCCTTCATTGCACCAGTCTCCCTTCACCCCTCAAAGCCTTCGACTCGGGGCATGTCCTGATCGCCGTCAGATCGACCGCGATTCTCAACGCACTCATCACAGATCTCCGGGGAGCTTTCGTCGCACTCACGACAGAACTCACCGATGCCTGTGAACACAGGCTCACACGGGCACTCGTCGTCCGTAACGCCCACCGAGCCACACCTACTGCACCTTGGTCGTGAAGCCTGTTTCAGCCTCGCCAAGTCTGCCGCCATGTCAAGAACGCCCGGTATGGCGGCATACATATTGACCGGAATCCCATCGGGCCAGACCAGCCGAAGCAAGGTCTCTGTGATGGAATCCGCCACCCTGTTTATCGGCACTCGCTCCTCCCGTACAGGTGATCTGACGTAAATCAGCACCTATTTTTGGGCGATCTGAATCCGATCACCCTGCCCCTGTTGTCCATTGAACACTGCGGGCACCAACAACTGTGACCCCTGAGCATCGCGAAGAATCCGATGGTGTATCCCCACCCATCTTCCTCCGCAATCTCACAGGCTGACAGCTCTGGAGCCGCAGGCGATGTGTACCTGTAGGGGGCGCTACGCTTCCCACAAGCGTCGCAAATGAGCGTAGCGAACTTCCCCTTGACCTCCACAGGCATCAGGTGTGGACGCTCCAGTGTGGCCCCTTCGGTGCTCCGATTTCCACAGTGAACGTACCGTCGTCCATGCCGCTCCCGTTGTGGAAGATGAGCCCACCGTTGAACCACGGTGCCCACTCGCTGTATACCGAGGTGACCTTCTTGCTTCCGTCATCCTCGTACCTGATGTGCTGTGAAATCTTCTTACGAGACTCCCACAGCAAGGAGAACGACAGTCGGGCGAAGTCGTATCCGAGCAGAACACGAACTCTGTCCTTATCCCTGTAGTTGTGCAGGTACTTGAGCTGTTCCTCGAATAGCTCCAGCAGGTCAATCTGTCGAAGGAAGTTCCTGCGCTGGTCGGTCAACTCGGGGTTTTCCGACTGCGTGTCGATCTCCTCCTGTAGCTCCTCGATGTCCTGAAGCACCTTGTGGAAGTATTCCACGTTCTCCACGTACAGCATCCTGTCCTCCCTTTCCTTCGCCGAGACGTTCACGCAGTTCTTCGTTTTCGCGTCTCAGCTTGAACAGTTCCTTGCGGAGAGCTTCATTCTCCGCCCTTAGCCACTCGTCCATGCGACCATCTCCAAGGTGTCGTAAGACACCGCAACAGCGGCTCCAAGACACTGAGTGCGTCGTCGTGTTCAACAGACTCCAAAGAATCGGTTATGCGCCAGAGAGCCTGGACGAACAACTCGTCCAGCATCCCTATGACAGCCTCCCGAGACTCGTCGTCCTCGTTGTCTGCAACGGAGAGGTCGTACTCCTTGTCGAGAAGGAGTGCCAACCACCTATCCCATCCTTGTCTCCTTGCGGTAGTACCGATGGGCTCCAGCTTGACCTTCAGTGTTGCCTCAGTGTCCTCGTACTTCACGTTGATGAGCATCACTCGACGACGCTTCCATACTTGGACGTTGCACTCAAGGTCTCCGTCGATACCGGACCACTCACGATGCCCCTTCGCCGCTAGATGGATCGCCCGAGCCAGAGCTTTCGCCGGGATGCCTATCCACAGGTGAAACTCCTTCTTCTCGTGCATCTGTACCCTCCATCAGCCCAATGGTCTTCTGCGCCTCGTCGTTGTACTCCACGGGTAGGAACCTGTGCAGGTAACCGTGGAGCCTTACGTTCGGATTGCTGGAAGGGCGAGGCCACTTCATGTATGCCTCACACTTACGTTTTATCCTTGGGGCGCAATCTTCACACCGGACATCGAACTGACACGGCTCTTGCAGCCAGGCTACGAAGAGCGCGTTGACCAGAACCTCTGCGAGAGCGTGACACGCCGGGTGCATGTGCCCGGTGAGCCAGAACTCGTCTATTCTCTCACGAACATGCAGGAGCCAGTAATGACCCCCACGGGGGTTTTCAGCTTGCGCTTCCTTGAGTCGATCTAATACAGATCGGAACCATGCGGGCCACTCTGTCAGCGCCCACTCTTCCCCTGCATCTGGAGAAACCAGTACCAACTCAGGGAGCCTAGCTGCACCTCTTTCAGCCATGATTTCTCCCCATACGCAACTCCTCTACGATGGGTCAGCTTGTTGAAGACCTGCGGAGGGCGAACCATGAGTTTCTGCCACGGGTCGTCTACCTCTTCCCAGGACAGCCAGTGCATAGCGTTCATGTAGTGGAGGTGATCGCAGTATTTCTGGCGAGACAGCCCGCCATGATACCAAATGCTGTCTTTGTAGACAGGCTTCTGCAAACAGAATGGGGACCTACCCTCAGTGTGCCAAACCTTGACGCCGCCGATTTCCTTGGCGTACCGCATGGCGCGAACATTGAGAGCGTCCATCTTCTGCAAGTGTACGATCTCCACCCCTACAGAAAGCACCGGCCTCCAACCGACGCCCAGAATCAACCTAACTGCCAGCTCGGGGAATGAGGCCCCTTTTAGCAAGCCGTCTGGACAATTCCGAGCTACTGACACTGATGCCTGCACAGTCGGCGCAGGCACAACCAATTTGGGGACCGAGATAGATGCACTTCTTTTTGAGCTTCCTACAGACCGGGCACTTTCCGAAGCCCATGGTCGCTCGGGCGTGCTCCCATCTCTCGTGGTCCACAGACCTTTTCCGAGACTCCTTCTTGCCACCCGACATACCTCCCTCCTGTACTAGAGTATATGTCCACAGGCGGCTGCGCGGAAAGTTTTTCTAAAAGTAGGTGTGACACCTACATCACTCTTGATCTGGGGCAGGAGGCTCTGGTGATCCGTCTGCGATCACCTCGGACTCCCCATCGCTGCCCTCAAGAGCCAAGCTGGCCTCACGCACCATCCTTGTGACAGCCTGATGACCAGCGGCATTCCGCTCTGTACGCGCCATGTAAGAATAGACCTGCTCCATGGCCTCGGGGTCAGACTCGGTGACCTGCGCGACAGTCCTCTGTTGCTGGGCCTGAGCCTGATTCACATTTACCTGCACACCGGGGGCGTCTGACGTCATACCAGACATCCTTGCCGCCATGTCGAGAAGCTGTGTGTTCATGTGCATGACTGACTCGACATCTCGCACCTCGGGCTCCAGGGCTTTACGCTCCAGAATCATGCGCGAGATCTCATTACCCTCAGCATACACGATGGGGCTGTCCAGTTGTCTTGAGGCATCTATGCGGTCAAGAAGACGACCACCGGACTCGGCCAGAAGTTTGCTGGAAAAAGCCTGAAGGTTCCCAAGGCGGCGGATTAGCTGCCCGTCCTGAATGGACATAGCCGCCTGTATTATCCGTGCCCTTCTGACCTTCAGAGGCTCGATCTCCCTTGTAGGGTCACCAGCATTGATGTACTTCGATACCGTCGAATGCGAGACGCCAAGCTCTTCAGCTATCTGCTCAGACGAATACTCCTTACAGTACAGGTCGAACATTGCCTCGACGGTATCAACACGGATAGCGCGAGTCTTGCGGTCCTTCTTTTTCTTGCGCTTACTCTTTGGTATTTTGAACTTGAACTTTTTGGGCATAGCGCCACCTACGCGATGATGGCAGAGGCTACCACGTTGAACGGGTGGATGCTCTCCTGGCTATCGACATGGACAGTCCCCGAGATGATGCCGTCGATGTCCTTCAGAGCCGTCACGGCGTCCCGCACAACATCTTCGGCGAACTTCGGGTTGGCGAAGGCATCGGCGACGATCTGTTTCTCATCCGGGCGTTTCACGATGCCGTACACGGGGCTAGAGCCCGAGGTTCGTAGAGCAGCGATGACGTCCTCGATCCATACGTGGTTTCCTTGCGCGATCTGGACCTCGGCTGTGACCTCACACCTCTGCACATGAGCGGCTCTGTTGTCGTTGAGAGCCAGACTGCACGGACAGACGGACATGACCGGTACTGTGACGTGCATGTACTGGAAGACCATCGTGCCCGTGAGAGCCGCCTGAAGGACGGACCTATAGTACGCAGGGAACAGGTTGTCTGTGATCGGAGAACGATCATCAGGCACCCTGTAGTCGAACGAGTACGCCGCCACGACGTGCTGACTCCCAAGGGCTTTCGCCACGTCGAGAACGAGCTGCTTCAGGATACCCTCCCCGGCCTTGTGCGGGCGTGTTTCCACAGCCCTAGCGATGCGGCTCAGATGTGTACCTTTCGAGTCCTCGTCAAGACGCACAGTGACGGTGAGGCTGGCGTCGTAAGGGACGTGCTCACCGTCCCTGTTCTTGAGAAGAAGCGGTGCCTTGACCCCGCTGAAACCGACCATGACAGGTATGCCCCTGTCGTCTCCTTGTGAGTGAATATCTGGCAAGCTCATCAGCCCTCCTACACACCGCGCCAACCGAGGGCACCGGCGACCCACTGATCGACCTTGATCTCTCCGTGCATCGGTACGTTCACAGCGTTACCGCCTGTCTCGTCGATGCGAACCATGTACGTGTCATCCCTTGTCGGGTTCGTTATGGCACCTGTATCGAAGTCGTGGTAATACTCGCCAGGTGCGAGCGACGCCGATACCTCGGACATCTGCTGTTGTCGAGTTGTCCACCCAGCAGCCTTGAACGTGTCGTCGTTGAAGTCGTACCACTGCCCATCGCTTACGCGCTGTATCGAAAGCAAAACAGTGGTTAGCCCTGTCTGTGCGACCAGAGAACCATCCTTCAGAGCGGAGGTCTGAATGCGCTCCGTATCCCCTCCGAGTATACGAACCTGCATGACTTACTCCGACACCGGAAGCAAGACTTCCGCCTCTCCGTAGGTCCCATCAGGATTGATGACGGGCACACTCTCAGTAGTGAGGAAGGCATACAGCTCCGACTTGATACACTCGTACATGGTCATGCCGGACGGAGGCGACATAGCGATACGCATGAAACCGTCGTAGGGGACAGTCTCCGTGCCGTCGTCGGGGCACACCGTCTCCAGACCGTACCACTTCCCACACTCAGGGCACTTTCTGAGGGACCGTCCATTGTCGAGTGGGTGGTTGCCATCCTCGATCTTGAACTCCAGAGGAGGGCACATGGGATTCGGAACAAACTCGTCTCCGTCCATTGTGCCCTCACAGACCCAGATGATGATCCACTGCTCGACGTTATCCTCAACCTTGAATGCCGCCACTTTCGCTGTGTCAGCGGGCGGCGGCACGATTGGATTCTTCAGCGGGACAGGCATCTCTCCTCCTTCTCACCGCACGCTCATAGACCTCAAGCGTCTTGTCAGCGGCAACATCCCATGTGAAATCCCGAACACGGCGCAGACCCAGTGCCCTGAGTTCCGCTCGAACCGTGCTCCTTCTAAGAACCTTCAGAGCCGCAAGGATGGCCTCGGGGCTCTCTGCTGGTATGATCATGGCGTACTCGTCCTCGCCGTCGCAGACGATCTCACCAAGACCATCTACCTCTGTTGCGATGAGAGGACAGCCCATCGCCATAGCCTCCAAGGCAACGATACCGAAGGGCTCGTGAGTCGAGGGCATCAGTACACAGTCAGCCGCCGCGTACAGATCGCGCAAAGCCTGTCCGTGTTGGAACCCGACCCAGCGCAACCTCTCCGGGTGGGCGCTCTCCAACGCCTTTATGCGTTTAGTGACCTCCCACCTATCCTTGTCCTCCTCGGTATTTGCGTTGACCTCTCCAGCCAGGACTACTTGCCAACCTGGATCAGCGTACTCCAGAGCATCCAGAAGGTACGTGATCCCCTTCATCTCAGCAATTCGCCCAACGAACAAAGCGATCAGCCTGCCGGGAACAGGGAAACCCTGAGAGAAGTGCAGAGAATGATCGTACACAGATCGCTCCCCATCCCCTGCGTCGGGATTCCACAGCTCCGTGTCGATGCCGTTGTAGATCATGTTGATCGGACGCTCCACAAGGAAGTGCTTACGAACTATGTCGACGTAAGCGTTACTGCACAGGATGAACTCGTCTGGGTCGCAGACGAGGTTACCTTCCTGTTGCATCATGTAGAGGTCGGCCTCACCCCAGCTAGCCGGGTTTGATGCCGGGTCCGAGATCATCGACAGGTAACTTATACAGAGGTGCATCGTACCGACCAGAGGGAGCCCGAGGGCGTTCTGGCACAGGCGACCGAGCTGAACAGAGGTCCACTCGTGCATGTGGATCACGTCCCAGTCGCCACCGGCTCGTAGCCTGTCGGCAATAAGCCGTGTCAGAGCCTTCGCAACCTGGATGTCGTTGATGTACCTGCAACTGATGTCCGGTCGTCTCGGCTTCCAGCAAATCAGCTTGTCGTCGTGGTGTTTGCGGAAGCCGAGATAGTCCTTTGAACCGTCGAGTGTGCTGGAGGTTACGAGGTCCACGTCCACACCCTTCTTCGCAAGGGCTCTGTAGATCTCGCGGACGTGCATCCCCATACCGCCAAGAATCTCCTCGGGGTCCTCGTAGCAAATGGCAAGAACTCTCATGACCATAGCTCCACTTCTCCTCGTGCGTCCAGCGTTCTGTTCCCAGCCGAGTAGTTCGTCCAGGTAAGACGCAAGACACGCGAAGATGGTCCTGTTGCGGGTAGATACGCCTCTGTCAGAGATATATCCGCCCCACCACTGCTGAACACTTTGTGGCTGAGATTCAGCGCAGCCGCCGCCTTGGTGTAGATGGCATTGTACGAGGTAGAGATCAGGTTACCATGCCCACCAAGAGACATGGAAGAAGCCTCAAGAGAACTGCGCCCAACGACAACAAGAGCGCCAGCCATACCGCCAGCAAGTTCTGTCACACGGGCTGATCGAAGATGGATCACCGCAGCCACGATGTCGTAGGGCACCGAGATGTCCCAGTCGGAAGGCCCACCGGGCAGCGGTGGAACTACCAGTGACGTATTGCTGATCGTCATGTTGTACGGACGTCGGTGGTGTTGTTCGGCAAGTACGTTCGACAAAGCCGAGTGGAGTGTAGGGTGCTCCAGATATGACTGTAGCCTCATTTCACCACCACGCTTCCGTAGCAGACCAAGTTCTGATTGAATGGACGGATGTTGTAGAACGCAAAGACGAGGTTCGTTCCTGATATGTAGACATCGTTGAGACGGATGCTACCACCGAAATCGGTGTGACTCAGGTACGTGTCCCCGTGCAGACGTGAGTACCCACCCACGTAACTCTGCGTACCGGACGGATATGGGCGAATCCCGACAGACGAACTCTTGGCAGCCGTGTTGAACGCCTGGAAGAACAGACCGGTATGCCCCTGAATGTCTACACTGACGCTCCCACGAAGAATGCCCCTGACACTACGACAGCCACTTTTGCCAAGAGCTACGTTGTAGATGTATGTGCCAGGAGGAATCGACAGACTGTTCACAATGATGCGGAAGACCTCGGTGGTTGGATGATGGTCTTCCGCACCGACCCCCATGATGAGGTCGTGATCTGTAGCAACGAAATCTCCTTCTAACCTCATGTCACCTCCGCATGACCCTTCACCGATAGTGTAGCACTACCGCCGAAATAATTTTGGAAGGTAAGCCGCAATGTCGAACCGATTATCTGGGCGTCCTTCAGCGCAATGTACCTACTACCGGGGTTCGTCACAGTATCGAAGATCTTATGCGTCAGGTTCGTAACCCCCACAGCCTTCGCATAGGTCACGACATAAGACTTGTAGATGCTTCCGGTGTTTCGGACGCTGTGGCCTATTGCGTCTGAAAGCGTAGTTGTTACGTACACAATGGCGCACTCACGCCACTTCGTAGCTGACCCACCACCCGAGATTGCTGGCCCCTCCAGGTACACCCTAGCCAACCTGAAATCGGAGTGGGGCAGAGTGACGTCCAGATTGAATGACGTACCTGGAGGCAGCGATGTCGTAGTGTCCGAAAAGCTGACGTAATTCGGAGCAGGATGGTGGTCGTCGACAGTGATCGCTGACAGATCAGCATGATCCCGTAGGTTGAAACCACCAGGCAGCCTCATGTCAGCCTCACTCCCCAGACCTCGATGTCGTGCGTATTCGACCCGAGGTGGTCGGTGAAGTTGTAGTGGAACTCTTGCGTACCGTCCTCATCCTCGTAGGTGAGGTCAAGCCATGCCTCGTAATCACCCTCACGTCGGACGAGGATTGCCTTCGGGTCCGTGGTGTAGTCATCTCTTGCATACACCGTCAGCGTCCACGACAGAGCAGAGGTCTCGACCCGTACTCGCTTGAGCAGAACCTTGTCCTCAAACCCTGTGATGGAGTTGTTGCCCTCGGCCACTCCGGTATCAGTCACATTGACCAGTTCTGCGCCTGGTACACTCATGGTCAGTCCTCCCGCCCCGTCAGAGACGGGCACAGTACCAGCGGGTCCGGCTGTCGTCAGGGCCTCGATGTGAGCACCCGCCACGGAGACATGCTCCGTTCCGTTGACAGTCTTGGTGCCAGACAGCTCACCGATGAACGCATTGAGGGTTGATCCGACAGCGATCACGTAGGCTGTCGTCGCCGCAAGTCGAGCGATGACAAGCTCCATGGAGCCCCCACCAGCACCGACGTTGAGACCCGTACCGTTGCCAACACCGCCACCAGTCTCGAGGATATGCGCGACATAACCCTCGGTCGTACCCGTCGAGAACCTGGCGATTGCAGTACCAGTACCCTGGATGTAGATGTCCTCGCACTTGACATGGACATGGCCTTGTGCCGATGAGGCGTCACCGATACCAAAGCCGTTTTCAAGGTAGGTCTGCTTGACCTCGTACATGAGCACAGAGCCAACACCGACGTTGAGAGCAGCGATGGCTGTACCAGTGACCTCGACCCGATCTGCCTCAAACCGGGATGTCCCCGAGCCCGAGAGCTTGGAGACTGCGAACCCAGAGGTGACCTTGTAGACCTCGCGAACCTTGCAGTCTACGTTGTCGTTCAAGGTGATTGTCCCCTCGATGCGGGCGGCTGGAGCCCACAGGGACACCCACGACGGCAGCGTTATGTTCTCGGCGTAGATACCCGCGTCGATGACGCAGACCTTGAACCGATTGGTCGAGCTTGGCCCCTGCGCGACAGCCGCCGAGATGGCGCTCGCTATCGTCTCCTTCGCATAGGAGAATGACCTACCGCTGGCGGCGTCGTCTCCGTGCTTCCCGACGAAGTAGACCTGATCCGCAGACCAGGCTCCAGCGGGGGTCAGCATTGAGAGCCCACCGGCCCCATCGGCAGTGGGAACCTGTCCAGCTACCGCGCTGGCTGTTGCGAGGTTCTCCACGCTGATCTCGTCAGTCCCCCCATCGCTGTGCGAAGCGGCGTGAGCCAGCGGAGTCTGGGGGTCCGCTAGGAGCCCAGCAAGGTCTGTGACGTCGATCTCGTCGACACCCCCATCCTCGTGCGTTATGGCGTGGAGTCCCACAGGAGCAGCCCCCATGTTGAGATTTCCAGCACCATCAGAGACCGGGACAGTACCAGCAGCACCCGAGGTGTTCAGCTCTTCGATGTCTCGGGCGAAGAGGTCCGTTGCCCTCATGAGGAACTCAAGGAACATGCGCTTGTCTATGTACGGAACCTTAGTCACAGCGGAGGATAGCCGCTGCAACATATCTTCAAGGATTGAATCGCGAATGCCCATGATCTGACTCCGATCACAGGTTGTTCGCCAGCACGTTACCCGTACCGGTGTCTGTGTAGGTTCCGGCAGAACCATTCACGATGTCACGGAAGTTGTTTCCGGTGCAGATACAGTAGTTACCGGATACTCCGATCAACACCGCAGGATTCACACCGACGCCACCACCGACATTGTCGCTCTGCCCGACGTTACCCTCGACAATGCTGGCTTCTGTGAGGTTCACGTCAAAGCCGGCTATGCCGCTTCCGCTACAAGTAACAGTGTTTTCGCAGAACTTGATCCTGTCACCTGTGCGAATCTGGGCGATGTTACCAAACGACCCAGACTTCAGGATGGCAGCCCCGATGCACGATGAGTAGGAGGCTGTGAGGGCAGCCGCATTGAAACCACTGAGATCAGTGAAGCTGCCACCATTCACGTACATTGGGTTTCCGAATGCCGTCTCAAACGCGAGAGTGCCTTCTGTGGATAGACACTCGACGACATGAAATGCTCCAGTCTCGTGTGAACCGCTGAACGAGTCTTGCTTGTAGTGGACGAAGTTCTGCCCACCGACGAATGAAGGATCTGGCGCACCAAGGCTCTCACAGTTGAGGCACCAGGAGTGTCCATCATACTGCGTCCTGAAAGCCGACGTGACAGCAATGGCGTATGGGTCGAAGCCTGCCCAGGAGTTCTCGTACTCAACACGGACACGGATGCAGCGAGAGTCGATACCCAGATCCACCATCGAACCCGGCATCTGAAAAACAACCCCTGTTGGGTCGTCTGCGCCGAGGAATGTCAGATCGCGAAGACACGCTCCAGTGCCGAGCGTGGCTGCACGGGGATCGTCGTAGACAGTCTTGATCGTGACGCACTCCATCCCAGCCCCGACGACGTTGACGCCCGCAGGAATCAACAATGGACCGAAAGGCCCACCACCAGCCGCAAGGTCGTAAGAACCTGGACGGATGTAGATGTCCGTGCCAACAGCCACGCCCTCAATTGCTGCGCGGAGAAGGGCTCCGTTCGTCCCATCATACAGGAAGTCGCAATCCGAGGCCGAGTCTCCCATCGCAGAGTTGCCGATGATCAGAGTTGGGGCCTGTGCCCCACCACCACCGCCACCAGGAATCGTGACATCGACAGCACCCGCACCGGCTGACGTGACAGTGACACCCGCACCGATGAAGTCTATGACAGTTGTGGCGGGGTCGATCTGTATGCCCTCGTCCTGTACCTCAAGCGGACTGCCCCCTCCTCCAGGAGCGATGTCCTCGCGGATCTGCTTGAGTATCCGGTACAGCTCTCGCTGTGCTCCGTAGGGGTTGTCAGGCCCGAAGTGATCGAGCCAGTTTGCGAAGTCCCTCTCGTTGTAGGCTGGCAGATCCCAGTCCCCGAGATTCCCGCCGCCGGATGCAGCTCCGAGAGACGGGTACGACACACCGGCCACGGTGACTGCATACCCCTCGGAGTCATCGCTGAGACCGTTCACTCGCAGAGAGACGACGTACCGCCCATACACGTCGGCGTTGAGCGTGCAGGAGTTACCTGTCGCTCCAACGAGCGAAGCTGCCGAACCTGGGGGGCGTTCGATGAGTGTCCACTGCCACTTGTACGCTCCGATGTCACCATCGGCTGAATTTGCAAACTCGATCTCATCCCCGGCACCTGCGTAGATGGTCAGACCACGAAGCGCCTTGCCGGGGGTGGACGACAGCCCTGAATTCGACTGCGAGATCGAGATCTCGGCCTTTGCCATCTATCCTCCTATCTCGGCTTGATCGGCGTCAGATCATGGCATGTTCACGAACTTGTGCCACTGAATAGACAACCGGGGCATGAAGCCGAGAGCCATCTGAATGTGTTGTGAGCATCTGAGAGCCATCGGGAGGCTCGACTTGATGCCGTCATCCCGCCACTCTGGCTGGATGCAGATTGTCTTCGTCATGACTCTTTTCAGCACCGCGCTCTTCGCGTCAGCGTTGGGCAGTATACTGAGAATGGAGTCCACAACAGCATCGTTACCAGGCCAACAGCCCGGCACGACGTATTTCAACTCGTCGATGTCGCCGCATCCAAGAACGACGTCGGAGTCATGTTTCGGTGAGCACACAACGTGAGCGATACCTTTGAAGTGCCCAAGTACACCCCTGACAGCCCCGTTGGTCTCCAGCATGAACATACCAAACGTCTCGTTGCGCCACGCGGCTAGAACCTTCGCAAGTTCGATGTCCATGTGTAACAGAGGCTCCCCGCCAGTCAGCATGACAGCGGGGTACTTTCGCGGGAGGCGTTCTGCGAACTCGTCAGCGTCGAGAATGTACCTCGGGCGTGCAAGGTGTTCGTCACAGAATGGGCACGCGAGGTTACACCCAGCGAAGCGCAACAGGCGTACAGGCCAACCTGACATGGCCCCCTCTGCCTGGTACGTGTCCACGATTTCCGATAGCTTGTATTTGCCCACATTACCTCCAATGGAACACGTAGGGGGCGCAGCCAAAGCCGCGCCCCCTACACGTAGTTTGCACAAAGCGATCCGACACAGATCAGATGATGACCAGTGCGTCGATGTCGTCGGCGAGGGTGTTCAGATCCGCATCGACGCCGATGGTGAACTTCTCGTCGCCGAGAGTGATGCAGTCGGCGGCGGTCCAGGCGGCGGCAGCCACAACCTTCATGGCCGAAGCGGCGGGCATCCCCTTGATGTGGAAAGCCATCGCGTTCTGGGTGCGGTTGAACAGAATGACTCCGCGAGGGTCACCCTGCGTCTCCACGTCGAGCAGCGCCCCTGTCCCCGCGATGCCGGTGATGAACTCGACCTGACCGACGTTGGTCAGTGCCTTCATGAGAGGGCGAACGTCGGCATACGGCTTGACGGTGTCGGCGTCCATCGAGTTGAGAACGTCGCGCATGATGTCGTCGGACATTGTATCTTCCTTTTCTGAAGGGTTTGCGACCCTGTTGTACTTACTTGTCTTTGCCGAAGTATTGCTTTATCAGCTTTACGACAGCGCCCGCACGGGTTTCCTCGGCCATGGCTTCACACAGGTCTTCGAGCATGTCTTCGATTTCGTCTGTCCCCGGAAGGGACAACATGATGGGCATACCCCGAGATGACTCTTTGAGCTGCGTAGAACCACCACCTTCGGCCTCAGCACCAAATCCTCCGATGGAGCTGAAGTCGATGTTGCTGAACATATCTTCGTCCGTACCTTCGTCGGAACCTGACCCTGCACCTCCTCCCAACGAGCCCATAGGGGCGAGCGGCTTCAAAGTGCCAGCCTCGTCAGCACCCACGACGCCGAGTAGCTCTTCCAAAGCATCCTTGTCGCGTGCAGTAGCCGTCGCGATCTCGTTGATCGGAATCTGATCGTCTCGCATCTCGCGAAGGACCTCGAAAAAGCCCTTCTCGTCCAATTCAGCACTTACGTTGAAACTGAACATAGCAAGGTCGGCGTCAGCCGGAGACACAGATTGACCTTGCTTGTCAGTGAGAACAACGACCGGAACGGTATCGTATCCACGAGTGCTCAGTTCGTCGATACGGTGGTGCCCGTCGATAAGCTCCCACTCACCAGACGTCTTGCCTGGAATGACAATGACTGGATCACGAGGTCCGAGCCTGCCGATGGAGTCTTTGAGAGCCTGGAGCTGCAAGTCATCCATCTTACGAAAGCGTGTCTTCCGCTGCTTGATTGACTTGATGTAGACCTCACCGATCTGCAAGCCGGTCTCAAGCTCGACAAACTCATTCACAGCGAGTTTGCGAGCAGCCTTACTCGTGGTCTTCTTTTTCTTCTTTTTGCCCGCCTTCTTCATCTGACCCTTCTCCGTGGGGGTGCCACAACAGCGTGCCGAGGATTCCAGTTGTCCTCACCCTCGCCCAACTGCTCCGCCCAGTTGATACCTTTGTTCCGCCAGTACGCAGTAAACCAAGACTCCATGTCGGCAAAGACCTTGGCCTGGTCGAGGAAGATTGCCACGTTGTTTATCTTCCTCTTACCATCTGCATCCTTACGGCCAGTAATATCCAGAAGACTCAGGCGGCACCCATGACGCTGTAGCTTGCTGAGATTCTTAGCGGCGGCTGTCCAACCTTTGCGCTGGACGAACCCCCTACCTAGATCAACCCGCACAAGCTCTCCTCTGGTACGGTCAAAAGCTAATGCACCCCCGAAGTGGAGCGCCTGTTGCCAGGAGACAGAGTCAACACTGTAGAAGGGCACAGCCTTCAAGGCCGATGTCCGAGTAACTGCGTACCCGTGAATCCTGACGTCATTGTGGTAGCACTCTAACGCCAAGTCCTTCATCTCTGTGTAGTATGCCTCCTGGGTTCCCCACTGTTCCTTTATCAGCTTCTTGCTGTAAGCCATGGAGACACCGAGATAGTGGCACCACTCCTCCGAAAGAAGGCTCCACACACTCTCCGTGCCGTGCCAAGCGAAGACGACAGGAATACCAGTCTGGTCCTGAAAGGGCAGAGCGTAGTTGTCCCGCCAGTCGTCGATGACCTCCTGCCCGTAGATGTCAGGAAGGTCCAACTCAGCAACAGCCTTCAGGGGAAAGCCCTGCTCGTGTAGCCAAAGACAGCTCCCGAAGTGGGAGCGCACTACTTCCGTGGCCTCGGCGACGGTGGGGAGCTTGTCGTGCTTGTAGTAAGCGGAGCGAATGATGAATGCGCCCGAGTCAACGAAAAGTGATCTGGGGTAGATCGCATGGCACGCTTTGGCGATGATCCTGGCCCGAGCACCTGGCTTGCCGTTGGCAGTGAGTAGGAGCCTCACAGAAAAGTCCGTTTTGCCGACATTCTTGTAACGAGACACCACGGGCGATGCCTCGTCCGCGATGTAGACTTTCAAAGGCTCCTGCCGATCTCGGTCTCGGCGTAAGAGTTGCCCCCTTCGTACAGCCGAACCCTGACGCGATGGATGTGCTCTCCGAGCGACAGAGCGTTCATCGCAAGGAACCTCGACAGATTCTCGGCTGTCGGAATACTCGCAGTGAGAATCTCGTTGAGATCCTTGTGGTCGAGCTGCTTGACCAGGGCTTTCACATCGTGGAAGTCCACGATCATGCCGTTCTCTTGGACCTCCCCCTCCACCCTGATGCTGACACTGTACGTATGTCCGTGAACTACCCCGCACTTGTCGTGACCGGGGAGATGATGGGCGGCGTCAAACTTGCCCTCCCATGTGACTGATGTTCTCATGCGGCCTCCTAGAACAGTGTGGTCAGCGTTGCGACCACAAGCTCTGATCGTTGTAAGATCGAAACGGCACAATAGGCCAGGACAGCCACCTCGGCTAGAAGCACAAGCCGTATGATGATCGCCCTTTCGAGTGGGATGGCACCAGAACCACCAGCCACCTTGACGCCATCAGATGCCGCCAAAGACGCTGTGATCATCAGGCCCCATCCGAGCCACCCGCACACAAACGAAGTGATACCACCGAACACAGCCAGCGCAGGAAAAGAAATGAGCCCCTTCCACTCTGCGATGTCGGTGATACCGATCTTGCGCTTCCACCGTAGTATGAGGTCCACGGTAAAGCATATTGTGGCCGTTATGGCGACAGTCAGCTTTACTGCCTCAACCATCCCCGACCCCCAGCAGTTCGTCGATACGACGTGTTATCTCCGGGCGAGCCTGCTCACGGATAGCCTCCTGGATACCCTCGGAGATGCTGCCGATGGCGAGATGGAGCTTACGCTTCCAGTATTGCCGGGCTTGGGCCAGGTTCTTCTGGTGGATGCGACAAGCCACCCTCTCGGGAAGATCGCGATGCACAAAGATCTCACCAGGGGGCTCTTCACCGTGCTCCATACGGTAGCGTGTACGCTTCATCGCCTCCGCACCCACCTCGATAGCGTGTGCGGAAACAGCCGCGTCGATCAAGCTCTTCCACCTATGAGGCTTCTGCTTGGACTTCGACGTGTACGACTTGGCCTCTTCTTGCCGCCTCTTCCGAGCGTTGGCCCGAATACGTTTTCTATCATTGCGGCGTCTCGACATGGTAGTAAACCTTTCGCTCGATACGATGCACCAGGACACCCGCCTTCTTCCTTGTTCGGAATACGGCAGGGAACCTAGTTGAACTCTTCAGGTGTGTCCGCACAACCTTGGCTAGCTCTACGAGGAGGTATGCTTCCCACAGGTCTTCTGAGGTAAAGCCAGGTATCTGCCGCCCAGGATGACCAGCCATCATCTCTTTAGCAGCATCAACCATGTCATCCTTCTGAGCAAAGCCGTAGCCTGTAGCGAACTTTTTGAGAATGCTCGGAGTCGGTGTTATGACACGAGCTTTGTTGAACGATGCCAGAGCCCTGTAGATGGCGTCATGAACGAAGCCGACCTGGACAGTGCGGGCCTGGCGTCTCCCGAGGCTCGGACCTTCGACAGCAAAGTACGTTGATCGACGACCGATCACCCCCCACGCAGACAGCTTCTCCAACAGTTGTGCGTAGATCATCTCAGTCCGCTGAAAGTCGGACACGATGCCCTTGGCTCTGTTGTCGTTCACACCTAGCTGTGCAAAGCGTGGGGGGCTCCCGGACTTTTCCATCGCAAGACCGAACTTACCTCGGCTGAGACCGGGGTCGATCCCAACAAAGATTGCCATCAGGAATCAGCGAATCCCATGAGGATCTTGCCCTCGACCTCCGCACCACTGTCGGGGTTGGTGAGGTACAGAGCGTCCCAGTTGCACGTCGTGATGAGGATACCAGTCGCGTCGACCTCCGCAGGCGGGTCGATGAGTACCTGTTCGCCCGAGGCGGCACCAGCGACCTCATGGACACGCACACCGTTCGGATTGTCCACGTCGTAGACGACGAGGAACCGCAGCTTACCAGCCCCAACGGGGAATGCGATCTGTTGGTCGCTGTCACCAGCAGCGACCTTGAACGAGGTGGGGCCGTAGTGCATGAGAAGCTGGTCCTGGTTTGCCTCCAGGTCGACCGTCCCCAGGACGTTCTCTCTTGCCAGATCCTCGGCGATCTGGATCAAGATGTCATGGTAGAAGCGCAGAGCCATACTAACCTCCAAGGTGGACTGTCCCTGCCTCCACGGTGTAGATGCGACAGTCCGGCAGTTGTTCCTTCACTAGCTCGGCTTCGTGAGTGAACAACAGCACTTGTGTTGTTTTCGCCTCCTCGGCCAGAGCTTGCAGTACCCTCTCTTTGTTTCCTGTATCGAACGCATCCGTAATGTCATCGTACATGAACGGCAAGCGTTCTGTACTGGAACGCCGAGGTAGCGCAGCCAGGACCTTCAGAAGTGTGAAGTCCAGCAATGTCTTCTCACCCTCAGAGCCGCCTCGGTGGGGCATTGTTGTCCCGTCCGGTAGAACGAGAGACAGCACCAGCGTCTTCATCGAATCCGAAGGTGCAAGAACAACTCGAACGTCTTTGCTGTAGAGCTTGGACATGAGATCGGTAGCGGAGGCAGAGATGGCGCGTAGAGCGTCTCTGAGCATGTAGACCCTGGCCCCTTTCGGGCCAAAGACGCGGCAGAGATCTTCGAGCCTTCCAACCTTATCCTTGAGGCAAAGAACTTCAAAGCGGGCTTTGGCCCACTCTTTTCGGCACCGGACAATCCGCTCCCTGATCCGTCTCTGATCAGCACGATACTGGGAGAAGGCTTTGGCGTAGTGGTCCTCGGCAGCCTCGGCCCGCTGAATAGCTCTCTCAAGCCTTGCGATACGATCATCTCGCTCGTCAACCTCTTGAAGAGCATCTCGATACTTTCTGACCACTTCTCCATAGGCACGTTTCTCCTTGTCGTACTCACTCTTAGCCTCTTTGAGAGCAGACTGAGCGTTTTTGTACTTCGTCCGTAGACCCTGCTGTTCGCGCTCCAACTCGGGAATCTTGCCAGAAAGACGACGCTGTGTCGGAGCACCGCATGTTGGACACAGCTTATCAGCTACGAGCTGCTTTTTCTCACGGAGAGAAGCGTCTACGCCCCCGAGGGCAGCGGTGAGCCGAGCCAGCTTATCTTGTGCCGCATACACGTCGTCAGCGGACGGCTCGTCTCCAGGCTTCTTCGGCAGGGAGATTGTTTTCTTCTTGAGGCGTTTCAACTCGGCACGCGCCTTAGAAACGTCCTCGCCAAGATCCAACTTTGCCGGTTTTCTCAGCCTTTCAAGCTCGTCCTTTGCAGTCTCCAGACGGACCCACCACAGGCGCTCGTGGCTTTCCGCAATAGCGAGGTCTGCGTTGATCTCTTTCAGATCGCCACGTATCAGCCTGTACTGCTCGTCGAAGTAGCTGATGTTCAGCAAATCTTCGATGATAGCCTTCCGTTCCGCGTCTCCTGCGGTAGAAAACCGAACAAGGAGCGCCCTCTGGAAAACTTGCATCTGAAGAAATGTCGAATGGGAACCGAACTTTTCTGCGATGAGGGCGTTGGTCTCCCTAGTACCTCCCTTGAAGTTGTCGCACAAAAGTTTAGTTCCCGACTTCATACTTTTACGAGCAAAGGCCATTCCTGAGACAGTCCGACCCGTGACAACGGACTCCCCAGGCACGACAGGAGACCACCCCTGACGAGCCCTTATGGGTCTGCCGTAGAAGAGCCAGGACACCGCCTCCGAGATCATGCTCTTACCGGAGCCGTTCTCACCGACGAATGCTGTAAGCCCCGGAGAGAACTGGATCAGCGAGTCTGCATGGTTACCAAAGTTTTTCAGGTGTATTTCTTGGAGCACACCATCCCCCTTCCAGGCGAGACCGCAGAAGCTCTGGCCTCGATACCTTTGGCTGCGGCGTCACGCCGAACCTGTACGGGGTCGTCGAACGCATCATCGTTATCTTCCAGGTACGCCTCTATGGCGGCACCTATGTCACCGACAGTCACATGCGGCATGGCGTCTTCGTCGGCCTTGAATTGGGCACCCCGAGAGATCAGAGTGATAGCGCCGTATGTTTGCGAAACCTCCCTCGGCGTCTCCGATCCACAGTCTATGCCCGGTTCTCCATCACCAACGAGGAACCAGTTGCGGCTACCAGCCGATGTCTCCTTGCAGGCGTACTTACCGTGAGGGTAGAACCGTATGCCCGCCACGGCGTCAAGCTCGAAAGACAGGTCAGCCGCAGGTCCGCGCCTCTTACTGTCGATGTTCTCTCGGATGTTGTGCAGTACAGCCACGTTACCGAAGTGGCTCCCTTGCTCGGCGTAGGATCGCGGAGCGAAAGCACCGATGTTCGCAGCCTTACACCCGTCGTCGGCAACAGCCACCATATGCTGATGTTCATGAGCCAGGATGGAGTACCGGATACCGGCCTCTCTGCACTGGTCTATCAGCCAGGTAGCGGGCACATACCAAGGGTCGTTCTTCACCCAAGGCGGTGCCTTGTCGGGGTGGACACCGAAATGGCCCACGAGAGCAACAGGCTTCCTATCGTCGTCCAGGCTACCAGCCTCAAGCAGACCTTCACCTATGGCGTCACGCGCCGTCGTCCCAGGCATCCAGGGTATACACAGAACCCTCGGTATCGGCAAAGACGTCGACACGCCAGAAAGGCGGAATGCGGAAGGTTTGGTAACGTAGTCGACTCCGAACATTCGCAGGTAGTCACCAGCGGCTTCTGTAGCGGAACGGTCGTGGTTGCCTGAAAGGTAGATTACCTGTCCACCTTTCGAGTTGCAGAAGTCGTGGATACGTGTCTTGATGGCACCCACTGTCGAGGGTGTGATCGTTGTCCGATCAAATAGGTCCCCAGCAACCACGAGGGTACGAATGCGTTTCTGTGCCAGCCAGTCGAATAGAGACAGAAAGGATGCGGTGACAGACTGACTGACGAGCTTGGACAGTGCCCCGAGGGACTCACCACGGGGGCCGATATGCACGTCGCCGACAAAGGCTACCGCGCTGTGATACTTGCGATAGTTGTCGATCTTCGGTACGTTGAATGCCATCAATCCACCTCAAAGCCTTGCACGTACTCCTCATCGTCGTCCTCGTCTGCGTCGAGATCATCCTCCGTCCTGGCGTCCTCGTAGGCTTCAATGCCGTCAGACATCCAAGGCCAGAGCTGCTCTTCGATCTCCCACAGATCACCAGGCGTCCAGTCCTCGACGGGCATGAGCTTGTTCCCGCGACCCTTACGTCTGTACTTGCCGCGCTCCTTGGCGACAACATTCGCCTTCTCGGCGTTGAGCAGAGTCGTGAGAGAGTCGTCGTACCCATCGACGAAGTTGAGAGCAAGAGCCACTGAACGCTGTGGCGGAAAGAATGCGTTAGCTGTTGTCCGGGCGTAGACAACCTGCCCAGTCTTCAGCTTACCCTTCTTCAGCATCTTCCCCTTACCGAGTTCGATTCGGATTCGTGCTGTGTACCTGAGACCCCCACCACCAGCGGTGATCTCCGTGTCGGCATACTGAGCCCCGTACCCAGTAACGATGTTCGCAGTCAACTGGTTGACGACAGCCAGTGGTGTAGAAGTTGCGAAGCACTCTCCCGCCAGCGTCCTACAGAACCGCCAGACTGCGCTAGCTTTCGAGCCGACCTTGACGTTATCTCTGCCCGTCTTCTTATCCTGTTTCGGATTCATCTCCGCATCGGTACTGGTGAGCCCGAGGTCGTCCCAGAAGATCGCAATAGGTAGGTTCTTCGCCTTGAGCTTGTCCAGGGCTACACGCACACGAGCCAGAGCGTCTTCAGTCGTCTTGATCGGTAGCATATAGGCGTAGTCGGGGTCGATGCCTATACGTTCCGCCCTGTCAACATCGGACACAACCGCACCCTTATGGTCGATGATGAGAGGGGTCAAATCGGCTTCCTGCGCGGCGGCTATCATGTGGAGAAGTAGGGTCGTTTTGCCCGCCTTCTCCGGTCCAGAGATCTCGATGAAATGCCCACGGGGGATACCTCCTATACCAAGCAGCCCCCAGTCGAACGCTGTCAGCCCAAGAGGTATTGCTGACTCCTTCACGTTAGGGAACGCAGACATTGGGATTGTGATGTCCGCTTTGAATGCGTCCTCCAGTACAGATCGAACAAGTCTTGATCGTGCCTCGTCCATCGCGTCTCCTGTCTCCAAAAAAGAGCAAAAAAGGAACAGCGAGGCTGCCGGTACTCGGTCAGGAGTAGGGTGGCTAATGCCTGATTTGTAATCGGCTCCACCGTTACCGGCAGCCCCGCTGTAGTGGTCTGTCGGGAGTCGAACCCGACGCTGCCACCGCCCACGGGAGGACAGGCGGCGAAGCTCGGCAGCGGTCTCCCACCGGAGACCAGACCGGGCGAGGGTATTCAGAACGCAGGGTCTCTCCAACGAAAGTGACGACCAGGATGCTCACAGACCTCAACGACCTTGAGTGAATACAAGCCTTGGGCAACTTCCGTGTGGAGACGTTGGTACGCAGTTTGATCGGGTTCAGATCGCTTTTGTTCAGCCTTGCGGGCTCTGTACGCGAACATGGCCTGTAGCTCTCTGTCCCGTGCCTCTCTAGCCTTTCTAGCGTGAGCTTTCAGAGTCTCCTGCATTAGCCTACGCCAGTCGTGTGCGGATTCCATCCACCAAAGACACGGGTCGAGCTTCCCTTGCGGGAGAAAGGCGTACAGGGGACACGACGTTATCTGACAATCGTGCCCCCTGTAGCCAGCCCTACAGTCGTAACACTTCGCACGTATCGCTCGCCAGAGCCACGACTTAGGTACTCTGACGGGCATTCAGGCTCACGCCTCGGCGGCGTCGGCCTTCTTGCTCGCCTTCTTCGACGACTTCTTGCCGTCCTTCTTGTCGGCGGCCTTCTTGGCACCCTTCTTCTTGGCGGGCTTCTTCTTTTTCTCGGGGGGTGCGATGGGGTTCTTCGGCTCTGGGATGACCGAGAGCACCCACTGGAGAACCGCGAGAACCTTGCGGTCGGACTTCTTCCCCTCACCGTGCTTGAAGATGAGGTCCTCCAGGTACTTCGTGTGCGCCACGACGTCGGCGATGTTGGCGTACTGGAACTTACGCCCGTTGGAGCGGAGTGTCCGTGCCTTGGGACTCGGGCCGTGGGCGGGGGCCTCGATGCCGAGATCGGAGCGGAGCTTCCCGACGTGCTTGCGAAGCTCCTTGACGTCCAGGTCGTCGGCGAGGGAGAGCTGCTTCTTCTGTTCCTTCGGCGGGAGCTGCTTCAGGATGGCGGCCTTGGAGACCGGGAGCTTGCCGTCGGCCACAGCCTCGGCGACCTGCGGAGCGACGTCCTTGGTGAGGGAGAGCATGTCGCTGACCTGGCTCTGAGCCATGCCGACCTTCTTCGCCAGCTCACGCTGGGAGAGCTTCTTCTTCTTGCCGGTCTTCTTGTCGATCTTCCCGAGCATCTGGAGCTTGGAGAGAAGCGATGCCTTCTCCATCGGGTTCATCTCCTCCCTGCCCAGGTTCTCCAGGAGTCCGATGACCTGCATGTTGTCGTCCTGGTCCGCGAGGACGCAGGGGACGTGGTCGAGTTCCGCCCGAGTCGCTGCCTCGAAGCGCCGGAAGCCCGCGACGAGCTTGTACCCGTAGGGGAAGTGCTCGTCCGATCTGACGACGATCAGCGGCGTCACGATGCCGTGAGCCTTGATGGAGTCGAGCAGCTCGGTGAAGCTGGCCTTCTCGGTGTCGAACCGGCGCACGTTCTTCTTGGGGGAGACGTAGATGCAGTCACGATGGAGGATACGCGCTCCGCGCTTTGCCTCCTTCGTCTCGTGGTCCTCACGCGCCCCCTGCGCGAACACGCGGAACTCAGGGTTGAAGACGTCATCGAGAGCGGAGTGCGAGACCTTGACATCCTCGCCTGTCGCCTCACAGCGCATGAGCATCTTCTTCGTCTTCTTGTCCTTCGCCATTTTGCGGCCTTTCCTTTTCACGACACCGTCCAGCGGTGCCTGGAACACAACCAATGAACGCGGTGATCTACCGCAGATCTAAAGGGCTGTTTGGGTTTGCAGTTTGGAGCCTAGAACGGAATGTCATCGTCGTCGGCATCGTCGTCCTCGAAAGAGGTGTCGGATGCGGACGCCTGGACAGACCCCAGGAGAACGTCGTGTGCGTCCTTGATCTCCTCGGGGGAAGGGATGGGGTGCATGTACTGATCGAGATCGTGGAGTTGTTCCTTCCACGTTTCGAGCAGACGCTTCATCTTCTTCGCGCTGATGTCGAGCATACTGGCGACAGACTTCGACGTCACACGCACGGTGTACTTCGTGGACCTCCCCTCACCCTCCTTGCGGATAGTGATCACTTTCAGATCACGCGGATCGCAGAAGATCTCACCATCCTCCAGAGCGCCGAGCAGAGCCTTCTCGACCGTCCAGCCGAATCGGTAAGGCTGCGGACCCTTCTTGAGCGTAGCCTTGCTCTTCAGGTCGACGATGTTACCGAAACACTGGAGGTTTGCGAACAGGGATGAGCCGAGGTCACGTTCCGCCTTGCGGCGAGACTTCTTCAGCGACTTCTCCAGCTTGCAATTCCCACAAGCGGTGTCGTTGTGGAACCGCAAACACCCCTGTACCAGAGGCAGCTCTTCTGGGCGCTCGGAGAGCCCGAGGATCTTCAGCACATCCTGGCCTCCGAGGTAGTGCCCCCTCGTCTCGACCCACGGGGACAGACGCCCCGGATCGACCGATGGGAGCATGAGGATTCTGTTCCGACCCTTCTGCGGTGTCCAGAACCCAGTCCCCTCCTCCTCGATGCGCTTCTCAGCCCACTCAGTAGTGGGTAGAACGAACTCGACCGACGCGGCACGTTCCGCGAGGTCACGCCCTTTCTTTTTGCGCTTTCGGGAGTCGGAAGCGGAAGGTGCGGCCTTCTTGGCCTTCGTCTTCTTTGCAGACTTCTTCTTTTTCTTGGGCTTGTCTTTGCCCAGACTGAACTTCGCCAAAATGGTCCTCCATCAATGCGAGGCTGGATTCCCTCAATGCCGATCTGACACGGTCATCGTAGTCCTCCAGAGCACTCGTCGTGTACGTTTCCTCAGCCATGCCCTTCTCACGGTTGAGGACATAGAAGATTTGCTTCAGCGATTCACGCTTGGTCTGAATGGCGTCCACGAGTCCCCTTATGCGAAGGTACTCCTGAACAGCCTCGGCCTCTGCCAGACAGAGAGCCGCGTAGATTGGGTCTCCCCGAGCACGGTCGTCGACTCGGTCAACAGTGACCTTATGATACATGCGGTTGAGCTGTTTTCGAGCCTGGTCCCGTATCCGTGCGAAACCCACCTCTTTAGCGGCTGTCGCCGCCATGGCTGCGGCCTTGGCTACCGCCATCCTGGTAGACCAGTGTGCGTGAAGTCCGTGAATCTGAGAAGCTGTCACCAGCACATACGCTGGCTCCAAACTCAGAACCTCACTCAAGTCGGAGGGCAACTTTCGTAAGAGGTCACGGCTGCGTTCCTCTGAGTTGTAGTCGACCAACTGAGGAAACGCATCGCCACATTCCCTTTTCCCCACTTAGCACTCTCCTGTTATGAAAACCTCCGACACAGCCTGGCTCCGCAGTTCTTCTGTCGTGACCAGCCAGGGCTCAAACCTTGCGAGCATGTAGACAGGCGTACACCCTGCGAATGGGTAGCCTTCATGGTAAAAGAATGCGTCCCTGACGCGGAGTAGGTCGCGGACATACTCCGGGAATGTTGCACACTTACCTTCGACCCTGGATAGCACCTCAGCTTTCTGCGTAAGGCGATGACCATGAGCCGACTCTACATGCTTCCGTAGTAGTGGGTAGAACCTGTCGTATGGTATCAGAGCGGCATAAGCGCCACCAGCGCGACCGAGCCACAGTATCAGCACAGGGTCGACGCTCTCACGGACGTTCGTGAGTATCCTGCGTGATCTTGGTCCGATCATTTGAAGTCTCCTGTGGAGAACGTGCCGATCTCCTTCATCTCTCCGAGAGAAGGACCTACCTTTGCCTCCACCTCCAGCGGTACGCGCACTGTCGGGTGGGTCGTCATCACACGCGCACACTTCTTGAACGTGGACTTCTTTTTGTTGCTCCGAACGGACAACAGGATTGAGTCGTGGATCGTTGCACAGAGACCGGTGACGTTAGGTAGCTCGCCTTTCAGCCACATGCGGTGAAGCGCGATGATGGAGCGTAGGGTGTACTCAGAGGCACCGCCTTGAATCGGCGTGTTGAGAACCTGCCTCTCGGCGTGGCCTCTCTCGCCGTACCCCTGAGCACCCAGACCGAAGAGCCACCTTCTGCGGAAAGGCTTACCTAGCCAGTAGACATAGGCGCAGCCGCGCTTTCGCGCCATCGCTAGCTCACGGAGCATCCAACTCCGATACACGCGATACTTGCGGAAAAAGCCCTTACGCCAAAGTAGTGCCTCCTCGTCGGAAAGCTCAACCCCGTAGTCACCTGCGGCGTAGTCCTTCAAGCCCTTTGCGCTCATGTTGAAGATTAGACCGAAGTTCACAGGCTTTGCCGCCTGACGCTGTTTCTTGTCAACGTCCTCCATCGCAACCCCGAGGACCGTCGCGGCGGTCTGCCGGTGGATGTCGATACCGTGTGTGAAACAGTGCATCATGGCGGGGTCACCCGAGAGGTCACAGGCGAGCCGCATCTCAACCTGGGAGTAGTCGATCTCCATCAGCACATCATCGTCGGATAGCGGGATGAACATGCGGCGAATCTCGATGTCCTCGGGCCTGCCCCTGTTGGGGATGTTCTGAATGTTCGGATTCTGGCAACTCAGCCGCCCTGTACGCGCTGTGTCCTGACGGTAGGTCGGCATGATCAGCCACCGATCAACATCGGGGTGGTGCAAGCGTTTCCTGTATCCATCAACGTAGGTCGACTGTTTGTGTGCCAGGCGCATGTACTGATCGAGGTGGGTCAGTACAGCATTCTTCTTCGTACCGTCCGTGTAGTAGGCGATTGTGCTCTTGTCGGTACTGGCCGCGCCCGTGGCTGTCTTGCCAACCGGACGGAGACCCAGTCCATGCTCACCGAAAAGTAGCTCTCTCTTGTGGACGGTACTGCGGGGGTTGAAGCTGGGCTCCTCACCCTTCTTTTTCGCAGCTATCACACCCTCCTTTATCATGCGCCTAACAGGAGCGGAGCTATTGATAGCTGCAAGCTCGATGTCCTTTTCTTTCGTGAGACGTGCGTCCAGCGCGTCCATAGCCTCGATGTCCACGCGCAGACCGTTGTGTTCCATCTGAAACAGTGCCGGTCCTATCGGACCCATAACGTCGTTCCAGACAGGCAACAGGCGCTCGCGCCTCAACGAAGCCCCGTAGAAACGCACTAGCCGGAAACACGCTACAGCGTCCCACCCACAATAGCGCATCACCACTTCGGGGTAGTCGTCATATGCAAGCTCGTACTTCCAGCCTACAGACTTGCGGTAGCGCGAAAGAAGCTCCTGCATCTCGTCCTTGTGACCACCCATGCCGACCATCCAGTCAGCGATCTCCAGCTTTGAATACTGCTCGGGGTCGTAAATCTTCCTCATACTGGACGTGTCCAGCCAAGGCAAATCAGGGTCCACGAACAGACCGTGGTGAAGGTCGAAGGCATCACAAAGGACATTCGCGTCGAACTTCCAGTTGTGCGCCGCCATCCTCACGTTAGGAGCGAGGCACAACTTCTCGATACCATCAGCGACGACACCGCGTTTGCAAATCTCGTCACCGAACACGTATGCCTTGTTAGGCCCCATGGCTATAGCCACACACAGAAACCTGCCGGAATCCGTGTTGTACTCTGTATCGAGCGCAACCAGACTAGACGCCAGAGCCTTCTTGATCACCCGCCTTGCGCGCTTCACCGATCTGACTTCGATCACCTTTACCTGCCCATGAGGCTTCCAGTCAACCGGAGGTGGATGCTGAAGTATCCTTTTGGTGATCAGTTGCCAGTAGGGTTTCAGTACCTTGTTGTAAAGTACCGCAGAAGGGTGATAGGTGAAAGACACCTGGCGGCTGCCTATGTTGGGAATGTCGACCCAACACCAGCCGCCAGCTACCTGCGCGACTGAAAGCCGCTCTCCGGTGAGGCTCTCGATAGCTGTGCCCCCGAGGGCCACTATCCTCCCAGGGTTGCACCGCTCAAGAGCCTTGAAGAGCTTGGGGCGGCAAGGTTCTATACCGCTCCTGACCTTCTGCGGGCCAGGATAACAGCGTACAGCGTTTTCAAACCTCACCGGCACATCAGGAACAACAGCGTCAACAAACGCACGAATTACGCGACCAGTCGGACCAACAAACACTTGGTTTTGCTGGTCCTCCTCGCGACCGGGGGCCTCACCTACGAGGCAAAGTCCCTCCCCTTCCATGTCACGACTGCCGCCTCTGTGAGTGTTACCGGCGATGTTGACGCTCTCTGCCGAGGCGCGTATGAGACACCTCTTTTTGCACTTTTTCTTCTTCGCCATCCAGCCTCCAAAACACCGGCCTGCCCGACAGACTAGGGCGGGGGGAACCCTCGTCTGCCACATCCCACCTACCGGCTCGCGCTGTCCTATATGGCACGCGGAGAGGTCGGGTGTCTAACCCACCAAACGTGCAACAGCGCCCCTTACTACCCCACGCCGCACAAAGCGGCGGCGTGGGGTTGCGACGATCTGGATCAGATCACCTAGAGGATCTGCCCGACGGCCTTCTTGATGGCGGCGTCGCTCTTGCCCTTGAGAGCCTTGGCGACCTTCTCATCACGCATGGCGATGAGAAGCTGGGTGACGAGCTTCGCGTCGTCTGCCTCGGTGTCCTCGATGACGGCTTCCGCGACCTTCTTGATGCTCTTCGCCTTGGCGACGAGCTTCATCGCATCCTCGGAGACCTCCAGCGAAGCCTCGTCGTCGTCCTCGTCCTCGGCATCCTCGTCGTCTTCGTCTGCCTCGTCGTCGTCCTCATCCTCGTCGTCTTCATCATCCTCGTCGGCATCGTCGGAATCGTCGTCCTCATCCTCGTCTGCCTCGTCGTCGTCCTCGTCGTCCTCGTCGTCCTCGTCGGCATCTTCGTCGGAGTCGTCCTCATCCTCGTCTGCCTCGTCGTCGTCCTCGTCGTCGTCCTCGTCGTCCTCGTCGGCATCGTCGGAGTCATCTTCATCCTCCTCATCTGCCTCGTCCTCGTCGTCGTCCTCGTCGTCGTCCTCGTCGTCGTCGGCATCATCCTCGTCCTCGTCGTCCGAGTCTTCTGCCACGTCCTCGTCGTCCTCATCCTCGTCGTCCTCATCGTCTGCGTCGACAGAGGTCTTCTCCAAGGCTCCGAGGCACTCCAACTGGGCGAGAACTTCGTCTGCGGAGAGGTCGCTCAAGACGAGCTGAAAGACACGACCGTCCTTGCTCATCGAAGCCAGCTCGAAACGATGCTCTGCCACCTTGACACCAGCGGCGAACATCCCATCGGCTTTGCCGATGATCTCGCTGAACAGCGACTCCACCCGGTCGGCTGCGTCGTTCTTCTTCGTCTTCTTGCCCATTTCTGTTCCTCCTTGGCCCACTCGTCCGGTGAGCCGTTTCTTGCGGGGACCGTGAGCCCCCCTGTAGTAACGGAGTATATGTCCAGACAACCCTGCTCGGAAACTTTATCTGAAAGTAGGTAACTTACCTACATTCACCCACCCCAGCCTGCCAGGATCGTTTTTACGGCCCGGAGGGAGCTTCACCCAGTACGTGTTTTCCTTGCCACGTATCTGAAAACGACGCGCCAGTGCCATACCAGCCCGCCAAGCGTCCCCGTCGAACGCAATAACTAGGTCCTGTTTCAGCCCGAGGAGGCGATTGAACTGCCCCTCTGTGTAGCCTGTACCGAGTGTCCCTACCGCATGGTTATTCATGGCGACAACGTCAAATGCTCCCTCGACCACGTAGATCGGATTCAGATCACTTTTGAGTATGCGCCCATTCAGTAGAGCGCCCTCAAGCCTCTGCAAACCTCTGGAGTTGACGTATGCCGAACATTCCTTGAACCACGCCTGTTCGGTCTTGTGCAGTACAAAGCCTGTGTACTCGTGGTCTAGCAAAGGGAAACAAAGAAACCCTCTGCGCCACTTCTCGGACTTAGGGTCGAGGACAGCACCGACTTTGAATTTACGAAGATGCTTCGGAGTCAGCTTACGCTTAGGCCCAAACAGATAGCGCAGATACGGTGCTAACGCTATGGAATCCTTCACGTCCTGCCAAGGATATAGAGGCTCATACCCATCGGGCAAATCCTCTACAGGCTCCTCCATCTCTTCGATCTCATTGCCATCAGCAGTGAACTTCCGCCTCTGTGCCTTATTGAACGGAGTGTTACCAAGACCCAATTCGTGCATGACTCGCCGGGTTAGTACCTCACCTTTGCCACGCCCACATCGCCAACACAAGAAGGTGCCCTTCTCCAAGTTGACGCTGACGTGTCTGCCGTAAGGACGCTTACCTAGCGAACCTGTCTCCTCGATGCACCATGGACATCGAACACGGAGATCTGCCATGCTGACCTCCGTTGTGGACTACTCTTCCGTGTCCTCTTCCGCATCTTCCTGATCGGTATCCGATTGCTCGGGCTCAGGAGCTTTCTCCACGACGTCGGCGCACTCGCTGGCGTGAACCTTGTCCTCGGCGTCCTGCTCAATGGCGAGGAGCCTGTTGCGCCAGTCACCGGGGTCGGCCTTGATACGCTCCCGCAGACGCTTCTTGTCCTTCTCCCGCGCCTTGTGGATTCTGCTGGTCTCCATCTCCATGTAGACCGGCAGCCCCTTCTCCCACAGTTGAATGAGAGCCTCGACGACGTGCGGAATGTCATCGAAGAAGACGTGACGCCCGATGCCGATGGGAGACTCGGGGTCTACACGCCCAACAGCGGCACGAAGGAACCCGCCCTTCGGTGGCTTCCGAATCTCGGCACGAATCTTGACGCTTCGACCGAGGGGGTTGTCAAAGGGCACCTCGACGGAGTCGATGAGATCATACGACTTCCAACCGCGCACTGCCCTGTTACTGTTCTGGGACTGTTCTTTTGCCATTGTCCTTCTCTGAACCTTCTCACTGTGCTGTCGAACTTGACCAGGCGGCCATGCTCGAAGTCTTGTGTATACGGCCCTACCTCTTTGAAACCGGGTGCGTAGCGACACAGAGCCACAAAGAGCCTGTGTTGCTGGATCTCGATTTCCTCCTCTGTTTGACAGATAGCAACCATCAGGTCGACAATCGCCGCCTTTCGGATCGAATCTGCCACGTCCCGAAACTCTAGGAGTTCCTTTCCCAATGCGGCCCTCTGAACTTGTGAGGCTGTCCAGACCACGCAATCGAAACCGCCGTGATCTGAATAAGATCCCTCTGCGGGGGCTCCCAAGGCGCGAAGCCCGGAATATATCTCCCCCATCTGCAAGTACGTGTTATCAGTCGCGGCTGTCCTTGTTGCGGAGGACTTCATCTCATCGGCGTAGTCGATGATGAGCACGTCGGGGCGTGTACCCCAGTCCCGCACGACTACATCTCGGAGATACGACTCGACATCACGCACCGTGGCGCTCTTCGCCGGAAACTGCTTCACGATGAGGTTACCCCCACCCATTCGCAGGATAGCTCGGAGCTTCTTACCAAGCCTCGCGGAAACTGCCGGACCACCCTCCTCCAACTCATCGAGCAGCAAAGCCGTCATATTGGATGAGATGCGGTTCTGAACTTCAAGCTCGCCAAGCTCGAACGAAAGGTAGCAAACCTTCAGCCCTAACAGGACCGAAGTAGCTGCGATATGAACCAACGCCATAGACTTGCCAGCCTTCTCGCCTCCAAGGATACAGCCGAGTTCCCCTCTGCCCAGACCACCCTTGATGGACCGGTCGAGAGCATCTATCCCGATGGGATAGCGGATAACTCTTGCGTCACCCCGAGAGATTTTGTCGAGGTAGGCTTCCAAGTCCTGCGCCAGATTGACACCACGAGAGCCCATGTCGAGCCTGCTGGCTAGAGTCCTCGCGGCTTCCATGCGCTTGAAAAAGTCGTCGTACTTGCGGTCTTTGTAGAGCGCGTACCCTTCCTCAAGAGCCTGCACAACCTCAACATCCATGATGGCGTCTTTGAGGATGCTGGTAGCGTCAGCCCGAGCGATTGGGTGGATCTTGTATGCTCCGTCAATCGCCTTCACACACTTCCGCATCAACTTGTCGGAGACGTCACCGTTGTAGTTGCGCTTACGGATCAACTCCTTGGAGACAGTCCTGTTCGGAATGCCCCCATTCGAGATGGCGTAGCCCTGGAGAGTCGAGAGAACAGTGCTAACAACCTTCTGGCTGATCTGCTCGGGATCAACAGTGGTCACTACTCTGTAACCGAATGCTTGATCTTGAACGACCAGCCCGAGTAGGCTCTTAGCAAAATCTCTCGAAAACCCGTATGCCATTCTTCCTCCCGTTAGTACAAATTGCGGCCCAAAATGTTCTGTCCGCTCCCGCTATCAGCGGGGCAGGGGGATACCCCCCTATAGGGGGGGTAAGGGGGAGTCATGGCGACCTGCGCTTGACAGGCTTCGGCGGAATCTTCCGAGAAAGCCTTGCCTCACGTTTCCTGTTGAGTTCAAGCACAACACCGCCCAACCTCTCCTCCTTCTGTACGCCAAGTGCCAGCTCTCGCTCGCGTAGCTCGATGTCGCGCTCGCGCAGTTCAAGCTCACGCTCTTTCAACGCTAACTCTCTGCGCTTGAGCTTCTTTTCGTCAGCGTCCAATGCCTACCCTCCTTCCTGTACCAGCCGCCCTCACAGGGGCAACCAATGGTGACAGGGAGTTGTTGTGCGCCACCAACTCCCTTTCGACTTGCTCCTCGGGCTTCTCTCGAATCTCCCTCAGAGATTGCACAATACGGACGTTCATCCCCTCTCGGGTATACTGCCGATACCGCTTTCGGGAATGTTTCAGAAGCGTGGCGTGATGCGTGTCTATGAAGTCGAAGAAAACAAATGCTGTCTTCGATTCGCCAACACGCATGACACGCCCCGCCTTTTGAACGGTAGGAATCTTGCCCTTCATACCCGCCGCGTTGATACCGCTGCGGATATTCGGTATGTCGACACCCTTGTTGAAGATCTTGCTACAGATCAGGATGTCCATTCGTCCACTGTTGAGCCTGCGGATATACTTCCGCCTATCAGCCGACTTGTGTGTGCCCCAGACGAACTCGACGTCGAATCCGTATTCCAGGAGCATATCCTTGAGGATGTAGCCGTGCCGTTTGCGCTCAACGAACAACAGAGCTGGAAGCGGCGCAATGCGACAGATACGACAAATGGTACGGTTGCGGCCCCGATTCTCGACGATACCCTTGTCGTAAGTCTTGTGCCAGCCACGAGTGTTCAGCTCTTGCGTACCTGGAGGCTTGTAGAATATGACGTCCGACACTGCCAGACGCCCGAAATCGACAAGCTCTTGCGTCGTCACCTCGTGGATGACAGGCCCAGTGGCACCTATCACGTAGGCGTCCTTTTGATCGCTGCGGCCTGTCGGAGTGGCTGTCAAGGCGATACGGAAGTATGCCGGGACAGACATAGCCACTTTCCAGTACGTTTGCGCTCCGAGAATGTGACCTTCGTCGAAGATTACGCACCTGACGCTCTTCAGAAACTCTCGCGTTGGTATGCTTCCGTTAGCCAGCCTGTGATACAAGGTCTGAAGAGTCGCAACAGTGAAGCGGCGCGGGTCGAAGTTGCTGCCAACTATCACCCCAGCCGGAGTCTTCGTTATCTTGCGCCAACGATCTCGCGCCTGTTCGCGTAGTGCCTTCTCATCGACGAGGAACAGGGTGTTGCCATCAACCCGACACGCCAGGGTGACAGCGACCTCAGTTTTGCCAGCACCAGTCGCGTGTTTCAGGATGCCGTTACCCTGTTTCAACACAGCCTCGACAGCATCCTTTTGGTAGTAGAACAGATGCTCACACTCTGGAGGAGACGGGAGAATAGCTGGACGTGATCGGTGCTCGATCACCTGTACCTTCACGCTTGACTCCGCACACAGCTTCAGACACCGATCAAGTAGACCGGCGGCGAACTGCTTAGTCCTCTTACTGTATAGCCTCCTGAGCTTCGTGCGGTATCGACCACGGTAGTAGTACGAAACCGGCACACTGAGAGCCCTGTGCAGCCACCCCTCTTCGTTCGGAGTAGCCTGTACTTTGCACCAAATGTACCCGCGACTGATGATCATGCTCTACTCCTCGTCGTCCTCCTCTGGGACAGGTGCCTTGATCGGCTTGGCGCTCGCGATCACTGCCTCTTGTACTCGCCCGTTCGCTCGGGCTGCTGAAGCTCCCTCAAGAGCCCTGCCGCCGATGACGAAACCGGCGATCCATGTGAGTGCGTCGACAACCGTGTCCGGGGAGAGAACCCCGTTGAACTCGATCTTGCCGAGCGCGATCAGAACGGTCACAGAGGTCAGGATTGCCAGACCAGAGATCAGGCCGACCATCACCTTCTGCGACTCCCACCATTTCTTTGGCTTGTCACTCATGCCACGAACCTCCTATGTCCTTGATATTATGTCCATAATTCCAAGCGCAGAAACTTTCTCTCAATGTAGGGGAATGTAGGGAAAAGAGCAAAAAAAGCTGACCCCCTGGAGGGGGTGTTGCGGCGGTTTTCTTGACAGGAGATAGCCGTGGGCAATATTACCCACAAACCGCAACACCCCCTCCAGGGGGCCAACCTAACTGATCAGATGCCGATCACGTCTGACGCTGGTAAAAGTCGAAGAGCTTGGACCTGCGCTCTCGGTCATTGAATTCCTTGACCGTCATCCAGACGCGCGTGCTCAGATCCATGAACCTCATCCTGTGTGCCTGATCACCAGCCCACTCCCGGAGCGCCTGCAACTCTGACGAGTAGGCGTAGCGTATCGTCGCGATCTGCCGCCCACTACTGTTGAAAACTTCCAACATGCGTCGAGGGTTTCCGTTGGGGTCGTTGACTGCACACAGTTCGTTGTAGAAGACTACCTCTTTGCCTTCTCCAGCCGTACCTTCTCTCTCCATGCACGCCTCCTCTCGTACCACCCTTTCGGCCGCAGCCGAGTAGAGTCATAGAACCTGTTGCGAAGCCTGGACCCATCGGCCTCTGTCTTGCACTTCACCCGCGTCCACCGTAAGGCTTCAGCGCGGTGCTGGTCGATGTAGCCCCCGAAGTGATTTGCCCGAGGACACGGGTTTGGGTGTTTACCCGCTTGCCACTCGTCGACAAACTCCAGAGTGTCGAGCCATGCCTCCTTGTGGAGACCTGCCCACTGGGGTCCGTTAGGCCAATCGCTTGGCCTTGCTCCGTCTAGCCCAAGCTGGTACAGCCACGGGCGTTGCTTGTTACGCCTGTTCTTCACGGCTGCACTGTAGCGTCTGACGGTCTGGAGGAAGTTGCGGCTCTTTGATAACCGCGACCGATGGACATACACCCATGCTATAGCGGCGTACTCCACAGGTCTCCTCCATCCTGCCTCGCCAACGAGAGAACGTGCCAGCCAAATCTTGGCTTCGTCGTTCCACTCTTGCTCGGGGACGACCTCCCCCATCACCTCCTGTGCCAGCGTCATTACGAGAATGAACACCAGCACCCCGTATGGCTTCACCATAGCCACCTCCTCATCGCTGCACCCGATCTGATTACGATCAACCAGATCGGGTGCAATCATGAAAAGACCGCTACTAGTAACCGCGTGTGCGCCGCTTCGCGATGACGTTTCCGTCCGCGTCGACGGCGTGCCACTCACAGAAATCCTCGCCGGGCCATGCCGGATCGGACTCGCTGAATTCCGAGCCCCAGACCTCCAGCTTGGCAATCTCGCAGATGAGCTGTTCCGTGAGGTTCATGCCGGCCTCAGCGGGGGATTTCGCGATGGCCTTCTGCCGCGCCGTTTCCCCGGTGTACGTATTCACGAGATACATGCTACACCTCCCGCCAAATGGCGACGACACCGAACACAGCCTGCATCGGGTGACACACAGCCGCGAGCACCGGAACGTCGGCGTACACGGGGTGCTCGACGAACTCGAACTCGATGTCGGAAGCGCACTTGAACCACCCGAGGTCCGACATGGGCACCTCGGCCTCACCACGGCGTATCTTACACGCCTCGCACTGACACGACATACTACCTCCTGTTTGCACTCGGGAGCCATATCCCGTCGTGGCGGCCAACCTGATGTTGCGAGGTTGGCCGCCAACACCGAACATGGATACCGTGCTACGCTCCGTTACGCCGCTCGTTCCAGGACTGAATGTGGCTGCGACGAATAGCCCTCAAAGCCGCCTCGTGCGCCTTCTTGAGTTCTGGGTCCTGGACGGCGACCCAGTCAGGCACGATGACCTTACCGTCTCCGTCACAGACCGGACACTGCGCGTCGTAAGCCCCGTTGAGGTAGTGTTGCCACTCCTCGTCGGTCCAGTCACGCTCCCGATCCTCTGCGGTGATACACCCCATGACGTCGACCTTGCCGTGCCCCGAACAAGCGGGACAGATCGCCCACTTGCCGATGACGTCGATCTCGTCTCCGTCGAAGTCGAAGACCTTGCACAAAAGCTCGGCCATCAGTAAGCCTCCTCGATTGCCATCTCAGCCGCCTCGACCGGGTCGGTGCCGAAGTCGTACTCGTCCCGGAGAAGGAAGTCAGGCAGATCGAAGACGCCCACACCGACTCGTGCCATGACGGCGGCGTCGACCTTACGGAGCCAGTCTGCGAAGCCTTGGTCACCGTTGGCGTACTCCTCTGCGCGATCCATTCTATACCTCCTGTCAATGCTGGGATCGGCCCCAGAATGAGGGGCTCAACCGATGATGCTGGTTGAGCCCCCGATCCGATTCCGATCAGTTGCTACTCGTAGACGTAGAAGACCTTGCTGCGCTCGGTGTCGACCACAGGGAACGTACCATCCGGCCCGAACACGAGCAGGGCTTCGTCCGTGAGGACTCCGACGTTGCCACCCGCCGAGGGGTTTTTGTCGTCCTGCTTCAGAACGCGCTGGACGGTGTCGTTCGCGAGCCGCAGCCCGTCGAGGTAGCGAACCTTCAGCAAATCGTACATCTCTCTCCCCTGTCCTGTGCTGGGATCGGCCCCAGAATGTGACGGCCAACCTGATGTTGCGAGGTTGGCCGCCAGATCCGATTCCGATCACTTGCTGACTACAACTTCACCACAGCGACCTGCGTCAGACGCTTGTAGCGAATGTGAACCTCAGTGTGCCCCATGTTCGTCAGCTCATCACGGGTGGTGTACCCGCTGCCCCCGATACCGGTCACCTGGAAGTCCTTGCCAGCGTCGAAATCCGCCAACATGGCCTTCTTGCTCTTGTAGTCCCGCCCGTATGCGGGCACCAGCGTCAAGGTCATCTCTCCTGCCTTTCCCTGGGAAGACCCAGAATGAGGCACCCAAACTGATGCTGACCGGCGGCGACGGTTGTACCACCTTGGGTGCCTCATTCTGGGGCCTCTCGGCCCCATGGAGGATATGTCCGAATCCCCCTGCGCGGAAAGTTTTTACAGAAGTAGGTTTTACACCTACACGGTGCTAGTCCTCATAGACGCCGACGATGGCACCGTTGACGGGCTCGACGAGCGTGCCGACTGCCTCCATCAGACGGAAGTAGAAGTCGATGCCGTAACCATCGTAGGTTCCGGGGAGACCCTCTTCCGTGCAGATGACACAGTACGACCGCTCAGATGCCCACCCGCGCCCGAGGCGGCGGTCTTCGTCGGCAGTCCAGACGGACTTCTCGATGATCTCGTGCCAATACTCGCCGACGTACTCATCGACGAGAAGTGCGCGAAGCGCCGCCTTGACCTTTTCGACCATCTCGATCTGCCTCTCCGTGGAAACCATCTCTCTCTCCTGTCAATGCTGGGATCGGCCCCAGAATGAGCCAGCCAACCCGATGTTGCTGGGTTGGCTGGCCGATCCGATTCCGATCACTGCTAGAGCTAACAGCCCCCGCGACCGCTGCTCATCTGGTCCCAGACGACCACGGTGTGCTCGTCTTCGACGACAGCGCGAGGGAACCACGTTGCGTCGTAGTCCCTCGACATGATCATCAGCGGCTCGGGCAGGAACTCGTCGTACTCGCCCATGCCTCCGTCCGAGTCCTCGGCGAGAAGTGCCAGGAGTCGGGGGTCGGGATTCTCGTCGCGCCTCGCGGCGTCTGCCTTCTCCCAGAGATCGAGCGCCTCGACCATCTCCTTGCCGACCCGTCGACCGTACCCGCCTGCCTGGAACCACCAGGCCCCCAGCTCGTACTGCCAGGAGTCGGTGGAGAGGGCGTACTGGAGGATTGCGAGGGCGGCGTACCGCCACTCCCGGAGGGCTTTTTCGGGTGCCCAACCGTCGGCCTCCATGAGCCACTCGATGCCGTGGATCACGACGTAGTACGGCCCGACCTGGACGCCCGAGAAGTGCGACTCGTGGTCGGAGACGAGATCAGTGTAGCGGTCGCAGACATGGTTGACGAACCTCCAGAGGGCGAACGGGAGCCGCTGCGGCGCGGCCTCGTAAATCTCATCCTCTGAGAAGTCCTGCATGTCCTCACTCGCCAAGGCGTTGTCGAGCGCCTTAGACCAGTGCTCCAGACCGTGAAGCTCCAGGGTCATGCCCTGAACGTCCATTCGATACCTCCTGTCATCTGCCGGGAAAAGCCCCGGATGGTGGAGCGCCGGGTCGCGAACCCGGATGCCAGTCTTTAGCTGTCTCGCTCCAGCCCCGTTCCGCGCTAGGGAGTGCGCCTTTGGAGCCGATCAGATTCAGATCAGAAGATCGTGCCGTCGCGCTCAATCCACAGATGACGTGGATCGGCGGTGGTGATCGTGCCGAGAAGCCACTCGACAGCTTCGTCCGGGTTGCCACTGTCTCGGACGAATTGGTAGAGGAGCTGCTCGATCAACAGCTCCGTGTCGTCCGTGACCGTGTCACCAGGCTTTGCGTCGGCGGGGTGGACATCGGCGCGAAGGATTGCCAGAACGCGGGGGTCGATTTTCTCACACATGCCGATCTCCTACGCGATGAAGGTTTGGAAAGAACACGAGGGCTGCGAGTCGTCGGCCCGGAACCCCTCGGCTCCGAACTGCTCACACTGAATCCAGCCGGTGATCGCGAGGTTGCGTCGAAGGCCGCGCCCACATCGGGGACACTTGCCATCGGCGATCTCCGCGCGATTCGCCGCCAGAACCTCCTCGTTGTGCTTCTCCCAACACTTCTTACAGCGTCGGAGACTGTTGTGCTTGGAAATAATCCGCCCACAGTCCATACAACGATTGCGTTTCACTTTTACCTCCTGTCAAGGATTGCTAGTGGTGGAGCGCCGGGTCGCGAACCCGGATGCTGGTCTTGAACCATCACGCTCCATATTCCCTATTCCGCGCTAGGGAGTGCGCCTTTGGGGTGAGAAGTCGTCGGCTGCCTACAGCGTGACGCCGGCCTTCTTGGCGAGCTTGCGGATACGAGCTTTCTTGGCCTTCACCTTGCCCTGAAGCTCCTCGTCATCGGGGGACGCTGCGAGCTTCTTCTCGAGCTTGGCGAGGGCCTTCTGAGCCTTGCCGAGCTGTTCGGCGGCCTTGGCCTTACCGTTCTGCTCCGCCTCGGCGGCCTTCGCCTGGGCCTGCTCCTCGACGACGACCATGGCCTTGTAGAACGCGCCCATGCCCTTGATCTGGGCGACCATGGCGTTCCATCCATTCGCCATGTCGCGCACCCAGTCGCGGGGGGACGCCTCTTCGCGTGCCATGTCGAGCCCCGTCATGTACCAGTAGGTCGAGCCCCCCTCCTCGACCCCGACACGGCTGAACGCCTGCATGTGCTTCCCGACGCTGGCGGGGTGCCTCGCGGCGACCTCGGACAGCTCGGCGAGTGCCTTCTGGATCAGCTCACACCGTTCCGAGAGCGCCCTGTAGTCCGGTGCCACCTGGCGGGACTGGCGCTTCTTCTTCGGCTGCTGCTCCTCGGCCTCGGGGGTCTCGGCGGCGGGCTCGACCTGCTTGGTCTTGGTCTCGGCCTTCTTGGTCTCGGCCTTCTTGCTCGCCTTGGACTTCTTCGTCGACTTTGCCATTCTCTCTCTCCTGTCTGTGGACGCTGCCGCGCCCGTTACAATAAAACCCCCTCCCAGGGGTGCGTCGACAAGTTGATCTGACTCGGATCGGCGCGGAGTCTACACGCCAGGGCTCACGCCAGGGCTCACGCCAGGGCTCACGCCAGGGCTCACGCCAGGGCTCACGCCAGGGCTTACGCCAGGGCTCACGCCAGGG